AGGCAGTCTAACAATACAACATGATTTGAGTGTACAAGGTAATGTTAGCTTCACAGGGAACGCAACATCCTATCAAATTACAGGTAATACTGGTCAATTCTTCGGTTATTCATCGAATGGTTTCAATGCATTGTATGCTGGTATTCCAGTAGGGTATTTGGTGGAACCTCAGATGGTTACACAACTAACTTCAAACTATAATGGATATTCTGGTCTTAATATGCAAAATATTAATACTGGGCCGTATGCTTCGTTTGATATGTTTATAACAGCAGACAATGGAACTCCAAATGATGGTTATTTGGATATAGGTTTAGGAAGTAGCACATATAATTATGGCGATCCTTACACCATAATCAAACCTAACGATGGTTATTTTTTCGTTAATGGAAACACAGTAACAGGTGGTGGTAATACAATTATTGGTAGTTTACANAATGATATAGTATTTGCGGCTGGCGGTAATGGAGCATTAAATGATGNAAATGAATTACTGCGTATCAATTCATCAAATAACATCATATTCAAAGGTAACCTAATATCAACAACGGTTGCTAATGTTGCTTTAGGTCNTGTGAGTAATGTTCATATCTATGGTGGAAGTGTTGGACAAATATTAAAAACAGATGGTTCCGGTAATATAAACTTCATTGACAATGCAGGAAACTCAGCTTTTATACAAGCCAATAGTTCATATAATGCACAGAACATTACAGCAGGTTTTGCAAATTCAGCTTTCACTCAAGCAAATACAGCAATATCAAATGCGTTAGCCTATTCTATAGCTTTAGGTTGAGACATAAATATAAGATACTAGGAATTACAAATGGCAAACAATTTTAAAAATTATGCTTTATCTGCCGTAGGAACAAGTCCTACCACATTATACACAGCAGGTGCTGGTGTACAATCTACTATCATTGGTTTAACAGTAGCTAACATTTTGCCAGGAACAACAATAACTGCAAATGTTATTGTAAACATAAGTGGATCCAATTACTATATGGTAAAAGCAGCATCAATAGATCCTGGAAATTCTTTGGTTCCAATTGGTGGTGACCAAAAACTTGTATTGGAAGCTGGAGATTATATTTCAATTTCAACAAGTAATGCATCATCCGCAGATGTTATAATGAGTTTATTGGAAATAAGTTAAAATGACATTTACTTATATTGGTAATCAACAAGATAAAATTGCAAATTCGGCAGGCATATTTGCTAATGGAGCTTTTGTTAAAGCTAACTCTGCTGGTGACTTTGCTAATGGTGCTTTTGCTTTAGCTAATACATTGGTATCATCTTCAGTTGACGTTTACGCTAGACAAACAGCTAATGCCGGTTTCGATAAGGCGAATTCAGCAGCTTCATTTGCTAACGGTTCATTCTTAAAAGCAAACTCAGCTGGTGATTTTGCTAATGGTGCTTTTGCTCTGGCAAATACATTAGTTGGATCTTCAATCGATATATATGCTAGAAATACGGCAAATGCTGGTTTCGATAGAGCTAATTCTTCTTATGCTAAAGCTAACTCCGCTGGCGACTTCGCTAACGGTTCTTTTATTACAGCTAATTCAGCAGCTATATTTGCTAATGCATCATTTATTACAGCCAATTCAGCAGCTTCATTTGCTAATGGTTCTTTCAGTGTGGCCAATTCTGCGGCATCATTTGCTAATGGTGCTTTCACTCAAGCAAATACAGCAAATAGTGTAGCAACATCTGCTGGCATATTTGCTAATGCATCATTCATTACAGCAAATGCAGCAGCTTCTTTTGCTAACGGTGCTTTCGTAACAGGCAACTCAGCAGCTATATTTGCTAATGCATCATTCATTACAGCAAATGCAGCAGCTTCTTTTGCTAATGGTGCATTTACAACCGCCAACTCAGCAGCTTCATTTGCTAACGGTGCCTTCATAGTAGCTAATTCAGCAGCTATATTTGCTAATGCATCATTCATTACAGCTAACTCTGGAGCTTCTTTTGCTAATGGTGCATTTACAACCGCCAACTCAGCAGCTTCATTTGCTAACGGTTCATTCTTAAAAGCAAACTCTGCTGGTAATTTTGCTAATGGTGCATTCTTAACAGCTAATACAGCATTACAAAATACTATAACAATAATTACATCAGCAGATTTAAATGTTTCAAATAATTTGTATGTATCAAATAATTTGTATATAGCAAACAATGTTTATGCTTTATCAATACAAACAACAGGAACTGGTGGAAATATATCTGGAGTTGATGTTGTTTCTTCGAATACAATAAATTTAGCTATTGGTATTATTTTCTCAGATGGCAGTACACAAACTACGGCAGCTTCTGGTTCATCATCGGCTGCATCATTTGCTAATGGTGCTTTTGATAGAGCCAATTCTTCTTATGTTAAAGCCAACTCAGCTGGTGACTTTGCTAATGGTGCTTTTGCTTTAGCTAATACATTGGTATCATCTTCAGTCGATGTATATGCTAGAAACACAGCTAACGCCGGTTTTGATAGGGCCAATTCATCCTATGCTAAGGCCAACTCCGCTGGTGACTTCGCTAATGGTGCATTCGTAGTAGCTAATTCATCCGCTTCATTTGCTAATGGTTCATTTTTAAAAGCAAACTCAGCTGGTGATTTTGCTAACGGTGCTTTTGCTTTAGCTAACACCTTAGTTGGTTCTTCAATCGATGTATATGCTAGAAATACAGCTAATGCAGGATTTGATAGAGCTAATTCTTCTTATAGTAAAGCAAACTCCGCTGGTGACTTCGCTAATAGTGGTTTCTTAGTGGCCAATTCTGCTGCATCTTTTGCTAACGGCGCTTTTACAACAGCCAATGCTTCTAGTTCTACTGCCACATCGGCAGCTTCATTTGCCAATGGTGCATTCGTAGTAGCTAACTCGGCAGCTTCTTTCGCTAATGGTTCATTCTTAAAAGCAAACTCCGCTGGTGACTTCGCTAATGGTGCTTTTGCTTTAGCTAACACCTTAGTTGGATCTTCTATAGATGTATATGCTAGAAACACAGCTAATGCAGGATTTGATAGAGCTAACTCATCTTATGCCAAGGCAAATTCAGCAGGCGACTTTGCTAACGGTTCTTTTATTACAGCTAATTCAGCAGCGTCTTTTGCTAATGGTGCATTCCTAAAAGCCAACTCTGCTGGTGACTTCGCTAATGGTGCTTTTGCTTTAGCTAATACATTGGTATCATCTTCAGTTGACGTTTATGCTAGAAATACAGCTAATGCAGGATTTGATAGGGCCAATTCATCCTATGCTAAGGCCAACTCCGCTGGTGACTTCGCTAACGGTTCTTTTTTAGTAGCTAACTCGGCCGCTTCATTCGCTAATGGTTCCTTTGTTACAGCTAACTCTGGAGCTTCATTTGCTAATGGTGCATTTATAACCGCCAATTCAGCAGCTTCATTTGCTAATGGTGCATTTACAAAGGCCAATACATCATTACAGAATACTTCTTCTATAGTTACGAATGCTGATTTAACAGTTTCTGGAACACTTTATACTACACAATTTACAACAACAGGTAGTTCTTTTGGAAATATTAGAGGTGCCAGTTCAATATATGCAAATGGATTTATTGCTAATACATCTTCAGGTATAACATTCTCAGATTCAACCGTACAGACTACAGCAGGTATAGCAAATACCGGTGCATCTATAATCGTGAATGGTTCTAGTATTATTACCTTCGCTAATGCTAATGGTGCATTCTCAAACACCACAGGTGCTGTTATAATTTCAGGTGGTCTTGGAGTAAGAGGAAACGTATATACAGGTAACGTTTTTATTACTGGCGCTGGGAATGGTATTGTATTCCAAGACGGTACAACACAAACAACTGCCGCCACAGGAACATCAACAGCTGGCAGTTTTGCTAATGGTGCATTTGATAGAGCTAACTCATCTTATGCTAAGGCCAACTCTGCTGGTGATTTTGCTAATGGTTCTTTTGTTACAGCTAATTCTGGGGCTTCATTCGCTAATGGTTCTTTTGTTACAGCTAATTCTGGGGCTTCATTTGCTAATGGTTCTTTTGTTACAGCTAACTCAGCAGCATCTTTTGCTAATGGTTCTTTTGTTACAGCTAATTCTGGGGCTTCATTCGCTAATGGTGCGTTTACAAAAGCTAATAATTCTTTAGCTAATACCGGTGTATCAGTTATTGTAAACCCAACTAGTATTTTTACCTTTGCTAACGCTAATAGTGCTATATCGAATACTACTGGTGCTATCGTTATTGCTGGAGGCCTTGGTGTTTCAGGTAACGTATATACAGGTAACATTGTAATTACTGGTATTGCATCCAACGGTATTACATTCCAAGATGGTACAAGACAGACCACAGCAGCTACAGGTTCAGGTACAGGCATTGCGAATACAGGTTCTGCCGTAACGATCCAGGGTGGTGGTATATACACCTTCGCTAATGCTAATAGTGCTATATCAAATACAACTGGTGCAGTTATTATTGCTGGCGGTCTTGGTGTCAAAGGTAATGTATACACAGGAAATGTATTCATCACTGGTTCAGGTAACGGTATTGTATTCCAAGACGGAACTTTACAAACCACGGCGGCTTCAGGTTCAGGCACAGGCGGTTTAGCAAACACGGGTGTTGCAGTAACGGCTAACGGTTTAACTGTATATACTTTTTCAAACACTACAGTATCCACATCAAATAGTACAGGATCTGTTATTTTCACCGGTGGTGTTGGTGTTTCGGGTAACATATATTTGCAAGGTGGAGATGCATTAGGTTTTTCAAACTCAACTTCAGTAAGTGCTGTGTATACTATATACAATGAAGCAACAAATAGTTTAGATACAATTTTTGGTTAAAATAATACAATGGCAACAACAGTCGATAGACTTAATAATGGTGGTGTAAATTATACAGTAACCATAGATGAAACAACAAAAACAAATCAAAGTTTAACTGCAACAAACTCAATCTCAGGGGAGTTTGATGAGGTGTTTCTTTCACCGGGAAGTATATACTTCAATGGTACTTCTGATTATTTGACTGCAAATACTAACGGAACTGGCACTAGAGCTTTTGTCACAGGTGAAGACTTCACCATTGAATTTTGGGTTAATCCTTACAACACAGGAACAAACAGACCACTCTTTGATTCAAGAACACCAGACACAGCTAACCTTGGCGCAGACATATATCTGACTACGACAAATACTTTGTCAGTATCAACTACAGGACCATTTGTTTATATCACAGGAACAACACCACTTACTTTATATAACTGGAATCATGTTGCATTAGTTAGAAGCAATACCGTTATGCGACTTTATTTGAATGGTACGTTGGAAGGAAGTGCATTTACTCCAGCAGATGCCACACAAAATTTTATCAATTCATCAATAAGAATTGGTTATGGTGTTCAAGGAAATTACTTCAACGGTTATATTTCAAATTATAGAATTGTCCAAAAAGCTTTATACACATCGGCATTTACTCCAAAACCTACACAGATGTTGCCTGTTCCAATAAAAAGTGGATTAAGCAATGCTGTTGGTAGTGTTTATATGCCAAGTGGTGCTGGAATATTCAATTGTACAGCTACATCAACTGTTTGGAAAAATATATTTACAGTAGAATTTTGGGTATATTTGGACGTAGCTACTTATCCTGTAGCAGGTTCCAATGTATATTTTGCTGCAGATTTTGGAGCTGGTGGCAACGCTTCAGGTCCAATTATCTATGAAACTGGAGATTTTATTAAACAAAGTGGTGGCGGATTCTCCAACACAGGTGCAAAACCTTTGCCGCGAAGATGGAATCATTTAGCTTTTGTTTCACAAGGAACAGGTGTAAATCAATTTAGTTTTTTCTTAAATGGAGTTTTACAATCCACAGGACAATTCAGTTATACAGTTAACGGTGGCCAAACATTTGGTATAGGTAGTTCGCAGAGCGGAACTGGTAGCGGAACTCGTCCAGCTTATTATTCAAATTTTAGAATTGTTCAAGGTTTAGCTGTATACACAAGTAACTTTACTCCACCAACTGGCCCACTTACGATGCCAACCGGGTATTATGGTCTCTTATTGAATTTTAATCAAGGATCAAATTATCTTGTAGACGCTAATACAACACCAGCAACAATATCAGCAACAGGTACTTCAAGTAACACAGCAAATCCTTTTGATAATCAGAATATAATGTTATTGCCTACACCTTATGGAACTGGCGGTGCTTTTTATCCAGATACATCTTCAAGAACATCTGTCACAACATTACCAACATCAAGTGCAGTTTCAACAAATTATTATCCGTTGAGGGATGGCACAACCAATTATCCAGGTTCGGTTGGTTTGAATGGTTCATCACAATATCTGTCTGCACCATCTAGCACTGCTTATGCTTTCGGATCAGGAGTGAATTTCACGATAGAAGCGTGGATTTTCATGACATCATATTCCGGCAGCATATATGGTTCTGCGATAGGAACTACCAACGGAGCACAGACCGGTTGGATGTTGAATTTTGGTGAAGGCACAGACAGATACAGAATAACTTCAAATGCATCAGGAACCTGGACTGACAATGTGACATGCGGTGCCGGCGGCGGTATCGTATTGAATACTTGGACTCATGTGGCCATGGTTCGCAGTGGGGCTAACTTATATCTATTTAAAAATGGAATCATAGTTGGATCTATTGCTACTGCTTCCGCATATAATTTTACTGCGCCATCAAATCTTTTAAACATAGGATATGTTAGTGATGGTAGTAGTGGTACTAGGTTTTTTCCTGGATATATTTCAAATGTCCGCGTGGTAAACGGCACCGCACTTTACACCAGTAATTTTTCTGTACCAACTACTGCACCAATTTTAGTACCAAACACAGTTCTGTTATTGAATACAAGAGCAAGTTCTTTGTTCTTAACTGATAGTAATACTACTCCTGCCACAATAACAAATACAGGTTCAGTAACAGCAAATGCTTTTAATCCTTTTGTTTCGACAACTGGTAGTGTATATTTTGAAGGTGTTTCTTCGTATTATAAGTTAGCTAGTTCTTTTTTACTACCGACAACAACCACACCATTTACAATTGAAGCTTGGGTTAATCCATCTTCGTTTGGTCCAGTGTGTGCAATATCATTCGGTGATTCAGGATCGAATCCATTTATGGGATTAGGTTTTACGGCATCTGCCGGTGCATCAACTCCAGATACAGGTGGAGCATATCCGTATTTTGGTTATTTTCCTGGCACATGGCAAATGATAATTTCTCCTACTCCAGCTGCAGTAAACACTTGGATACATATGGCTGCTGTATTTAATGGAACAAGTACCACATTATATGTAAATGGAGCAAATGTTGCAGGTGGTATCATATCTAGTTATGCTCTCACAACAGGAACAAATGGATTCTTGTTGGGTCGCCGTTGGGATACAACAGGTGGAGTAAATTATTTCAATGGTTACATTTCAAATTTTAGAGTTGTTAAAGGTGTGGCTGTATATACAGGAAATTTCACTCCTTCTTCTAAGCCACTAACTGCAACTCAAATAACTAGCACAAATACAGCTGCAATAACAGGCACTCAGACGGATATATTGTTGAACACACCTTATTATCCACAAGTTATTTCTTCAAATAGTTTCACCTTCAATACAGGAAATACAGGTTATTCAACAACCGTGTTTGGAACACCAGTATCCAGTCCTATTTCGCCGGTTTCAGTTCCTCCAGTTAATAAACAAATTCCTGTAAGAAGAATATCAAATTTAGGTACTAATGCTGGCGCTTATGGTTCTGTATCATTTAATGGCACCACTCAGTCTCTAAATATTCCAAATGTTGTTGCTAGTGATTTAAGTAATACAAGTGTTACCATCACAAACGGCAATTCAGTTACCGCTTCGACACTATCACCTTTCACCAATGCATATTCGCTTCCAAAATCTCTGAGTTTCAACGGAACCAACCAATATATTAGTGCGCCGGCAAATCCTGTATATGCATTCAATTTAAATGATTTTACTGTCGAAGCATGGATATATTTGACTACTACAGCAGCAGCTTTTGCAGGAATATGTCAAAGTGATCCGTTTGGAACAAGAAACACAAATAACTTTGAACTTTATCTTGCAGATAATCCTGTTGGTAGATTGGTATTCAGTGACGGATTTCAAACAAACCAGATAACAATTCCATTTGTACCTACAATAAGCACATGGTATCATGTAGCGGTGACACGACAGAATGGTACGATGAGAATGTTTGTGAATGGAGTGTCTGGCACCTTAACACAAAGTGGAGGTAATCCCGGAACTGTTAGTTGGAATCAAAATGGTATTGTAGTGGGATACAATTCTTCTAACGGAGGTTATTTTCCCGGTTATATTACTAATGTTAGAGTTGCAAACGGTGTAGCAGTATATACAGGTAACTTTACTCCACCAACTACACCATTAAGTATAACACAAAATCCTGGCACACCAAGTAGTAATATCTCTGCGGTTACAGGAACTCAAACCAGTTTCTTATTGAACACACCAAATATGGCAGGATTCAATTTTGGTACAGGTAANTTTACAATTGAACTTTGGGCATANCCAACAGCNTCNACATGGACAACTGGTAATTTTTATTTTTGGGATATTAATACAGGTAATGTAACATTTCAATATTACCTAAATCAACTTAGATATTATAATTCAACAATTGGTACAGGTAGTTCACTATACGCTTCTGGAGTAACTTTACCATCAAATACTTGGTCGCATATTGCCATTTGTAAGTTAGGTAACATAACAAGCATGTATCGCAATGGTGTTATTGTTTCACAGGCAACCAATGACACCTATAACGCCGGCGCATCAGCAACAGTTTATTTTGGCACTTCAACAGGTGGTAATCCGTTTGTAGGAAATATTTCTAATATTCGCGTAGTAAAAGGTGTAGCAGTATATACAGGAAATTTTACAGTTCCAACAGCTCCATTGAATACTAAACAAAATTCAGGTACAAATATTTCCGCTATCACCGAACAACAGACAAGTATGTTATTAAATACTGGAAACAACTCCAGTATGTTTTCAGACTCTAGTATTAATAATGTTGTTATCACAAACGTAGCATCAGCTAATTCTTCATTCTTAACACCATTCAATAATTATCCAAAAGCTTTAACACAGACTTATGGATTTATTGATGAAGTTACAACCATAGTATAACGAGGATAAAATGGCAAAATTACAAACAGGTACAAGAATATATGGAACAGCCTCAACTGATGGTAAATTAACTGCCAATAGTATTACAATACCAGGCGGAACCACATCGATTGCTCCATTAACATTTACATCCGGTTCAAGTCTTACAACACAAACAGCCGGTGCAATGGAATATGACGGCACTAACATGTATGTTACTCCAGAATCTACATCCGGTAGAGGTGCAGTTGGTGCTTATCAACAATTTGTTTTGTCGGCCGACGTTACAGCTTTTGGTGCAACTATAGGTAACTATTTTGGTGCAACCAGTGCAGTAAACTTATTAGCTTCTTCTTATTACGATATTGAGTGTTTTTGTTATTTTCTTAAAACAACAGCGGGAACATTAACGTGGGCACCTACTGTAAGTTCGGCGGCAACCTTGTTTCATGGTTATTACGAATCAACTCCAGATACAGGTTTTACAACAACTACAATTACTGCTGGTTTACTAGTCTTTGAAGCTACACAACAAACAGCAACAACAGCTGCTTTTTCGATTTCAGGTTCAAAAACTACAGCTGTATATCATTTAGCTAAATTTAAAATTAAATTATTAACCAATGCTGCTTGTAACTTTAGGTTAAACGTAACACAATCTGCTGGTACAATCACACCTAAAGCAGGAAGTTATTACACTGTTCGCCGTTTAGTTACAAATGCAGGTAACTTTGTAGCTTGATGGTATATTTTATGTTGGATAAATAGAAGATAATAGGAGTTTCTCATGCCAACAATTAATAATAGACAAGAATTCAAAGATTACTGCCTTCGTAGGTTAGGTGCACCTGTTGTAGACATTAACATGGATGATGACCAAGTTGAAGACAGGCTTGATGATGCAATTCAATATTGGCAAGACTATCACTTCGATGGTACTCAAAAATTCTATTGGATTCATTCAGTAACACAAGATGATATTACAAAAAGATATTTGGATGCAACAGGTGTTACGGATGAGAGCAATAATACAATACAGATTATTGGTATTTCTCGTATATTTCCAGTATCAGATTCACAAGCAAATGTGAACATGTTCGACTTGAGATACCAACTCCGTCTAAATGAGTTGTATGACTTCACATCAGCATCCTATGTGAATTTTGTATTGACTCAACAACATCTTCGTGACATTGAATTGATGTTTACTGGGTCTGTTCCTATTCGTTGGAATAGGATAACACAAAGACTACATATTGACTGGGCTTGGGGTGACCAGGAAGCTCCTGCAGGAACAGTTGTTGTTGCTGAAGCTTACGGCGCTATTAATCCTGATGCATATCCCAATATGTGGCAAGACCGTTTTTTAAAACTTTATGCGACGGCTCTAATTAAGAAAAATTGGGGAGAAAATATGTCCAAATTTGGAGGTATTCAGTTACCTGGCGGTGTCACGTTAAATGGCAAAGAAATTTTTGATTCTGCTGTTGAAGAAATTAAACAATTAGAAAAAGAAATGGAAACGAATTATGGTGGTCCTTTGGAATTCATGATGAACTAATATGAAACATATACACCATATTATTCCTAAACATATGGGTGGAACAGACGATCCATCCAATTTAATAAAACTGACTGTTGAAGAACATTCAGAAGCTCACCGCATTCTTTTTGAGCAATTTGGTAGAAAAGAAGATGAATTGGCTTGGAAAGGTCTTGCTGGAATAATGAGTAAAGAAGAAAGAGTTAAAGAATTATGTAGATTGGGTGCATTAAAAGCAAACATGAATAGAAAAGGTGAAAATCATACTTTTTATGGTAAAAAAAGACCAGAACATAGTCTAAAATTAAAGGGTAGAAAAGTAAACAGAACACAAGACCACATTGAAAAATTAAACAATAGATTTACAGAAGATTATTTAAAAAAAGTTACAAACTCAATTGCTAGAGATTGGGAAATAACAACACCTAACGGCACAAAAGAGACTATACATAACATGGCAGAATATTGCAGGAAAAATAATTTGAATCGCGGTATGATGTCAAGTGCAGCAAAAAAATCATTATCCTACAAAGGTTATAAATGTAGAAAGGTAGGAACCTAAAATTGCAACCAGTAAATATTTCAACAACTACAATGCCAAATACAACGAACAAAGGCTCGTTGATGATTTGATTTCCGAATCAATCAAGATTCAGGGGTTTGATGCATTTTATATCCCAAATAACAATGCAATCGCCAGAGATTTGTTGTACGGTGAAGATCCTGTAAAGAAGTTTACTACGGCTTTTCCTGTTGAAATGTATCTATCTAGTGTTATGGGACATGAGGGTCAAAAAGATTTCTTTTCTAAATTTGGTTTAGAGATTCGTAATCAAGTCCATGTTCTCGTTTCACGCAAAGCTTTTTATCAAAGGACACCACAGACAACATACATGAGACCAATTGAGGGTGATTTAGTGTATGTTCCATTCTTAAACGGTGGTGGTGAATTGTATGAAATTAAATATGTTGACCAAAACAAAGACGGTTTCACGTTAGGTAGAAAGAATCCATATTACTATGAATTGGAAATGGAAAAATTCAAATACTCACAAGAAGTTATTGCTACCGGTATGCCAGATATTGACATTTCCGGTACAGATTCTTTATACACATTGCATTTACCTTTAAATCAAAATTTAGGTTTAGGAACATACATCATTAAAGAACAAGTATATCAGTCTGTGGATAATACACTTGCAAATGCTCACGCAAGGGCCACAATCACTTCTTGGGCGGAAACAACTGGTATACTATCAGTTACTAATATTTTTGGAGAATTTATAACAGATAGTGAATATCCGGTTTATGGTGAAACAAGTAGAGCCTATTACTACTTCACCGGCGTGGCAATCGATCCATTAGAAAATCCTAGTCACTTAGAACCATATGCGAATAAGTTAATTGAAACAGATTCTGGCACATATGTTAATACTACAGAAACTAATCCAATTGGAGGATTATAATGGCTAGTATCTTTTACAATAAGATGATAAGGAAAATAACAGTTGCTTTTGGTGACTTGTTTAATAATATAACATTAGTTCGTTATAATCCTGATGACACAGAACAAGAGCGTTTCATTGTTCCGATTGATTATGCAACCAAAGAACTTTATGTGATGCGTATACAAGGTGACCCAAACCTTGACAAAAAGATTATGATGACTTTGCCCAGATTATCATATGAGATGACTGGTTTGGAATATGATTCATCTAGAAAACAGATGACAAATATCAAACATTTTAATCAAAATGGAAATACAACATCTTCTCAATATGTACCCGTTCCATACAATTTTGATTTTTCTTTGTACTTGTATGTGAGAAATATTGAAGATGGTAACCAAATCATAGAACATATTTTACCTTACTTTGCACCAGATTATACTATTAAAGTCAATATGATTCCTGAAATGGGAATAGTCAAAGAAGTGCCGGTTATATTGAAAGACACAAAATATGAAGTAACTTATGAAGGTGATTTTACATCAGACACTAGAGCTGTTATTTGGACATTGAATTTCACTGTTAAAGGCTTCATATTTGGTGCAACCTCAACTGCTGGTTTGATAAAAACATCCATTACAAATATACTCAACAACATTCCAGATGACCAAGATATTGTTTTCAATGTTAATGCTGATGGCAATGGTGATTACAAAATTAAAGAAATGGTGTACCAAGGTACAAATCCATCGTTGTCAACAGCATCTGGTAAAGTCGTGAAGTGGTTACCTGCAAACAATCAATTGACATTGACAAACATTACAGGTAATTTTGTATCCAATAGTTCACCATTGATTGGACAAACATCGAATGCAAAATGGGTGTTCAATTCATATAATATTGTTGAGAAAGATTATGCAAAAATAACAATTACACCAAATCCAACAACCGCAAACGCAAATTCAAATTATACATATACAACAGTGATTGAGGAAAATTTATGATAATTGGATCAGGAATAACTTTTGAAGGTGGAATAACTAGTTATATAAGTTTTATTCCATTGATAGATTACCTAGTTGTAGGTGGCGGCGGCGGTGGTGGAGGTTATATTGGTGGCGGTGGTGGTGCCGGTGGTTTTAGAACAGTCACAGGTTTTACAGCTGTTTCAGGAGTACCTTACACAGTTACAGTTGGTACAGGCGGAACAGGAGGAACTACCGGTGGCAGCGGAACAAAAGGTTCAGATTCAGTTTTCAATACTACAACATCCACTGGCGGAGGTTTAGGTAATGGTGGTGAAGCGGTTGCAGCAAATGCAGCTGACGGTGGCTCAGGTGGTGGACAAGGTAGAACAATTGCAGGTAGAGGTGGATCAATAGGTAGTTCTTCACCTGTAACTGTTCCAGCTCAAGGTTTCGCTGGCGGTGCAGGTAATCCAAACGATGGTTCAGGTAAAGCTAGTGGTGCTGGTGGTGGTGGCGGTGGTGCAGCAGGCGCAACAGCTATCAATGGTTCTGCTGGTGCAGGTGGTATTGGAGCAATTTCTACAATAATAACAACAACTCAAGCGACAACTTTATCTGTAGGACAAGTAATAGGCGGCAACGTTTATTTTGCAGGCGGTGGTGGCGGCGGAGGTTATGGTTTATCGACCAGTGCCGCAGGAGGTAACGGTGGTGGAGGTTCAGGTGCAAGTGGTAGTGGAACTACTGCCGGTGCTGGTGGAACAAATACTGGTGGTGGCGGTGGTGCAGGTGGATTCCCAACAAATAATACAGGTGGAGTAGGAGGAACAGGTGTAGTGATTGTTCGTGCTCCTATAGATAGACCGATAGCAACAACAACAGGTTCTCCAACAATCATAACAGATAGTCAATATCGTATTTATGTTTGGAAAACAGTCGGCACCTATTCAATAACATTCTAAAAATTAATCATGATAATTGGACCAGGAATTACAATTGGAAGTGGATTTATGTACACACCAAATTTTTATAATATTGCACAGGATTCTATGATAGAATTTCTTGTGGCTGGAGGAGGAGGAGGTTCTCGCAATACTGGTTCAGGCGGCAACTCCGCATATGGCGGAGCTGGAGGATTAATTTTAGGTACAACAAATTTTTTAACTTTATTGGGTAGTCCAATTTCCATTGCAGTGGGTGGTGGAGGTAATAATGGTGGTGGAACAGGATCGTCTACACCAGCAGATCCTTATATTCGCGCGGCTTCTACTGCCGGAGGCGTATCTGGTGGAAATTCAACTCTTGCAAGTATGGTAGCTTACGGTGGAGGTGCAGGAACTTCCGGTGCAGGTTTAAATGGTGGTTCAGGCGCGGGGACTAATAGCCTTTTTGGTGGTGCTGCAGGAGCTTCAACTCAAGTTAGTTATTCTTATTATACAGCTACAGGTTATGGTAGTAGTGGTTCAACAACTAAAGGTGGTGGAGGTGGTGGCGCTGGAGGTATCGGACATGGTGGAACTATAAATTCTTCGCCAGCAGCATATGGTCCAGGTATTACTAGTAGTATTACTGGAACATCTGTTGAATATTGTAGAGGTGGTTGCAGTACAGGTACAAATGCGACCACCGGGCCCTGGAACGCAACTTGGGGCGGTGGAGGAAATGGTGCTACATCAAATAACCCACCTAGAGTTCAAGGTGGAAATAATGGTATTATTATTTTAGCTTATCCATCTATTTGTGGTCTTTTATCTACTGGTGGTATGTCTTATAGCTTAGACCAATCTTCAAGACCTGGTTTTAACATCTATACGTTTACTGGTGGATCAAGTACAATTTCATGGCCAGCATAAAGAAAGAACATTATGAACACATTTGAAAAAAACATGGAGCAAATCTTTGATGTTGCACCAAAACCAGAAACACCAGTTGTTGTGAAAAAAGAAACACCGATTTCATCAGTCTCAACAATCGATTCAAATTTAGAAGAAGATTTGACGGATGCTTATGAGCAGACTAAGACCAATCTTCAAGATTTGATTGACCAAGGTAAAGATGCGATGGAAGAAATTCTACAAATTGCTAAAGCAGGTCAACATCCAAGAGCATTTGAAGTATACGGAACTCTACTTAAAAATGTTGTTGATGCAAACAAAGAACTTCTTGCAGTACAAAAACAGATGCGAGAAATGAATAAACAAAGTCAGGCATCAGGTTCAACACATATAGATAATGCTATATTTGTTGGTTCAACTTCCGAACTCAACAAGTTAATTAAGGGCAAGAATGATTAATAAAGATTCGTACCGCGATAATCCTCTGCTGAAAAAAGCAGGAGTACAAATCAAGTTCTCTAAAGAACAAGTAGAAGAATACATGAAGTGTGCAAAGGATCCAGTATACTTTGCAGAAACTTACATCAAGATTGTTAACGTGGACCAAGGTCTAATGCCATTTAAGATGTGGGATTTTCAACGTGAAATGATTAGATTATACCATGAGAATCGTTTTGCTATCACAAAATGTCCTCGTCAGGTTGGTAAGACAACAACCTCGGTAGCATATCTTCTTTGGTTGACACTGTTCACAGATTCACAGAACATTGCAGTCCTGGCAAACAAAGGATCACTTGCAAGAGACATTTTGGCTAAGTATCAGTTGGCCTATGAGAACCTTCCAATGTGGTTGCAGCAAGGTATCATTACTTGGAACAAAGGTAATGTTGAATTGGAAAATGGTTCTAAAATTATTGCCGCATCTACCTCATCATCCGCAGTTCGTGGAGGTTCTTTCAATGTAGTATTCTTAGATGAATTTGCTTTCGTTCCTGCAAATATCGCAAACGAATTCTTTAACTCAGTTTATCCTGTTATTTCTTCTGGTAAATCTACCAAGATTATCATTGTATCTACACCAAATGGTATGAATCTATTCTACAAATTGTGGATGGATGCAATTGCCAAGAAAAATGGATACAAGACTTTCTCTATTCACTGGTCTATGGTACCAGGTCGTGATGAGAAGTGGAAAGAAGAAACCATTAAAAACACCTCACTTGAACAGTTCAGGCAAGAGTTTGAATGTGAGTTTTTGGGTTCCACCAATACTCTTATCTCAGGTGAAAAACTTCAACAATTGGCATATATGGATGCCATTTATGAACATGATAAGGTTAAAATCTACGAACAACCCATCAAAGAGTCTGACGGAGACAATCAAAAAGACCATTTGTATGCCATAACAGTTGACGTTTCTGAAGGTAGAAACATGGACTGTTCGGCATTTAATGTTATGGACATTTCACATACTCCATACAAACAGGTTGCAACATACCACAGTTCATCTATATCACCGGTGTTGTTTCCAACTATAATCTATAATACAGCAAAATTGTACAATGATGCATATGTTCTTGTTGAAATCAATAATACACCACAAGTGGCAGAAACTTTACACAACGATTTGGAATACGAAAATCTCTGGAAAGTGTTTACAGGTAACAAGAAACCACAACAACTATCGGCAGGTTTTGCAAGAGGCATTCAGTTAGGTCTGAAAATGTCACCACAGGTCAAACGAATTGGTTGCTCAAATCTTAAAATGTTGGTTGAGGGTGATAAACTTTTAATCAATGATTTTGATACCATTTCAGAAATGACTACTTTTGTTGCAGAGAAAAACTCCTTTGCAGCAGAAGAAGGTTCAAATGATGACTTAGTTATGTCTTTGGTAATTTTTGCATGGTTAACTACACAAACCTACTTCAAAGAAATTGTAAGCCATGACATTCGAAAACAGATCCAGTTAGAAAGAATGAATCAGGTTGACGATGAGGGTCTACCTGAAATGATAATGGATGATGGCCGCCAAATGGAACTTGAATTGGTTGGTGGTGATTTATGGGATTCGAGTATTGGAGGAGACACTTATGGTTCTTTCATTCGAGACCTACTTAGGAATATGTAAAAATAATGTTTCATAAATAATTCATTGGTATAGACTGCCAACTAACAGAATAAAATCAAGGAGAAGAAACAAATGGCGCAAATAGCTCAATTATCTCCAGGCGTAATTACAACCGAAACCAACTTAACGACAGTTGTTCCTTCAGTTCTGACTACAGCCGGTGCGTATGCTGGAGCCTTTAAATGGGGACCAGGAAAAACAATTACATCAGTTGACAGTGAAAAAACGCTTGTTAACATTTTTGGTCAACCAGATTCAAATACTGCTACCTCTTTCTGGTCTGCGGCATCTTTCTTGGCTTATGGCAATAATCTTCAAATTGTTCGTGCAGTGAATTCAACCACTTACAATTCAGTTGGCGCAGGAACACCAACTCAAATCATCAACAAAGATGTATTCCAATATACTCTATTGAATGGTCCAAACGGAAATTCTTATGGTCCATTTATGGGAAGATATCCAGGAGCTCTTGGTAATTCATTGACAGTTTCAGTAATTGACGCTGGTGCTTCTGCGGCACAATTTGCTGCATGGAATATTGCATTATATAATGTTGCAGGCACAAACTATGCAAATGTTGCACTTGCAGGTTATTTTAACGGACTACCAACCACAGGATATAATACATCACAAATTGGTGGTGCAAATGACCAAATTCACGTTGCAGTTGTGGATACTGGTGGTTTATTCTCTGGAACAAAAGGTACAGTTCTAGAAACTTATTCTTACTTATCTAAAGCAGTTGATTCTCTTGATTCATTAGGACAATCAAACTATTACAAGAATGCAATTTTCAATAACTCAAAATATGTTTATGCAGTTGATCCTGTAAATTATGTTTCAACAAATGGAACATGGGGACAACCTGCTGCAAATACAAATTTTGCGACTGTTGGAATAGTAAATACACCATTGACTGGTGGTACCGATACATCAGTTACTGATGGTGATGTAACTACTGCAATGGCTTATTTTACAGATACTGCACAAACATCAATTTCATTACTAGTTACAGGTCCATACACAAATACCGCGGTTCAAACTTCAGCTATTAACTTAGCAGCAACTCGTAAAGATTGTGTGGCGTTTGTTTCTCCACCACAAGCAGCAGTTATTAACAATTCAGGTAGTGAACAATCTTCTGTTCTTTCTTGGATGTCAGGCCTTTCTTCACTATCCGGTGGACCAGCAGGATCATATGCATTTGCAGATTCTGGTTGGAAATATTTGTTTGACCGTTATAATAACAAGTATGTTTGGGTTCCATTGAATGGAGACATTGCAGGTTTGTGTGTTAACACAGATGCAACAACAAGTCCATGGTATTCACCTGCTGGTTACTCACGCGGTGTAATCAAAAATGTTATCAAATTAGCATGGAATCCAACACAAACAAGTCGTGATGCATTGTATCAAGTTGCAGTTAATCCAGTTGTTTCATTCCCTGGTTCAGGTACAGTATTGTTTGGTGACAAAACCATGCAAACTCAACCTTCTGCGTTTGACCGTATCAATGTTCGTAGATTGTTTATTGTTCTAGAACAAGCAATCTCAAGAGCAGCTAAATACTCTCTATTCGAATTCAACGATGCGTTTACACAAGCACAATTTGTTTCATTGGTAACTCCATATCTTCGTTCTGTACAAGCGCAAAGAGGTATCAGTGCATTCCAAGTTGTATGTGATTCTACAAATAACACACCATCTGTTGTTAATAATAACCAGTTTGTTGGTGATATTTACATTCAACCTGCTCGTTCTATTAACTTTATCCAGTTGAATTTTGTTGCGGTTGGTACCGGTGTTAATTTTACAACAATTACTAACACCACAGCGTAATAAATAAACCAACGAATAGGAGAAAAAAATGGCTTTTCAAATTAGCGATTTTACGCAAAGATTAACAGGAGATGGAGCTCGTCCTAATTTATTCCAGGTTGTTATGTCTAACATTCCTGGAATTACAGGAAACAAACTATCTTTCATGGCAAAGTCTGCACAGTTACCTGGATCAACAATTGGTACAGTGCCTATATATTACTTTGGTCGTGAAATGAAGTTTGCTGGAAACAGAACATTCGCGGACTGGACAATCACCATCATTAACGATGAAGATTTTATGATCCGTAATGCTTTTGAAAAATGGATGGATTCAATCAACAGCAATGAAACAAACATCAGAGGAAATCCAGGTGTTTCTATCTCTGCAACAGGACAAAACTATACAACAGATGCACAGGTTTTCCAATACGGAAAAGTTGGCCCAAATACTGCAAACGCAGCAAATGGTGCATTGAAAGGTTATAATTTTGTTGGTATGTTTCCAGTTGATTTGTCACCGATTGATTTGGATTGGGGTTCTAACGATTCTATCGAAGAATTTTCAGTCACATTTGCTTACCAATACTGGACTACCGGAACAAACGGATCAGTTACAGGATTAACAACCTAATTTAGTCTACTATATAAAGAGGGCTTCGGTCCTCTTTTTAATGATTTTTTGAACGGACTTAAAATAAATGGCAAATAAATTTTCACTTTTTGGCTTTTCGATTTCTCGACAAGAGAATGAAGCTAAACAAGATTCTCAACAATCATTCTCACCTCCGAGTAATGATGATGGTGCATTAACGATTACTTCTGCCGCATATTATGGTACATATGTTGATTTGGATGGAACTGCAAAAAATGAGGTTGAATTAATATCTCGTTATCGTGAAATGGCAATGCAGCCAGAAATTGAATCTGCTATTGATGACATTGTTAATGAAGCTATTTGTCAAGATGATGATGGCAAAAACATTCAGATTATCTTAGATGACCTAGAACAACCTGATAAAATTAAGAAGGCTATCAAAGACGAATTTGGTACCATTTTGCGTATGTTGAATTACAACAAAATGGCACAAGACATATTCCGTAGATACTACATTGACGGAAAACTCTTTTATCATATCATTGTTGACCGTGAAGAACCAACAAAAGGTATTAGAGAATTAAGATATATTGACCCACGAAAAATGCGTAAGATTCGTGAAGTCAAAAAACAAAAAGATGAGCGTACCGGTGTAGATGTTATGAATGTTGTGAATGAATATTACATTTACAATGATAAAGTAACTACAGGGAGTTCTACAAACTATGGCCCAGTTGGTACAAGAATTACTACAGATTCAGTGGTTTCTGTGGTGTCTGGTCTTATGGATTCTCGTAGGGCTGTTGTCTTATCATATTTACACAAAGCAATTAAACCGTTAAATCAGTTGCGTATGATTGAAGATGCGACAGTTATCTATCGTATCTCTAGAGCACCTGAACGCCGTATTTTCTATATAGATGTGGGTAATTTACCTAAGTTGAAAGCGGAACAATATCTGCGAGACATTATGGTTAAGTACAAGAACAAGTTGGTGTATGATGCCAATACAGGTGAAATTCGTGATGACCGTAAATTCTTATCCATGATGGAAGACTTTTGGTTGCCTCGTAGAGAAGGTGGTAAAGGCACAGAGATTACTACACTTCCAGCAGGTACTAACCTAGGTGAACTGGAAGACGTTAAGTATTTTGAAAAGAAACTATATAAGTCATTGAATGTTCCTGTGTCCAGGTTAGATCCTAATCAGTCTGGGTTCTCTTTAGGTCGTGTAGGTGAGATTACCCGTGATGAGTTGAAGTTTGCTAAATTTGTTGGACGCATGAGAACTAGATTCTCCGACCTGTTCGACCAATGTTTAAGAGTACAATGTGTACTTAAAGGTATTTGTACTGATGATGAATGGAAAGTATTCAGAGAACACATTCATTACGATTTTATTAAGGATAATAATTTCACTGAGCTTAAAGAAGCTGAGTTGATGAAAGAACGATTGTCTTTGTTGGGTGAAGTTGATCCATATACTGGTAGATATTTCTCTCAAGCATGGATTCAAAGAAACGTATTGCGATTGGATGACGATGAAATCAAAGTCATGCAAGGCGAAATGGAAAAAGAAAGAGATGCAGGATTTGGATTGCCGGTTGGAGTTACCACAGATGTTGCACAACAACAAATGTTAGGACAACTAGATATGGAGAAGAATACTCACCAGGCTAACCTAGATAAACAGGTTAATCAGGCAAAAGAGAAAAATCCAATGAAAGAAGACTTTAAACCAATTTTAGAAGTAGTCAAAGAACACTTAGTTAATAGGAGATAAAAATGGACTCAACAAGAAATTTAATCGATTACGCAATGGACAGCAATGGTGTCGAATTCCGTAACCAACTTTACGCTTCTATTCACGATAGAGTGACTGCTGCTATTGAAGCAAAGAAACAAGAAATTGCTGGCAACTTAATTAAACAAGAATCAGCTAAGCATCCCGATGAAGCTGAAGATAAAGTTTTGATTGATAAAGAAATCAAAAAAATGGCTAAGTTGAAGAATGAAGAATCTGATGAAGAAAAAGGTGAAAACGCAGAGAAGCATGAAGAAAGACCAAAGAAACCTAATGCTTTTACGATGAAAAGCAAAGGTCCTTCTGATTTTGCAAAGTCTTCTTCTGGTGGTAAAACAAAAGAAACAAAAACTGGACGCACACACAGCAGCGGCGACAGATACTAAAATTGGGATAAAAAATGGCAAATGTTTTTACATATCAAGTCTTAAAAGACGATTCACAACATGCTATCATTAAGTTGACTGGCAAGTTTGACGGCGCCAGCGGCCAAGAATCTAATGTTTCCAGAATTGCGGCGAACACACTTGCTGGAGCATTGGCAACCAATGGTTTTCCCGTTGTTAACGCAGCAGGTTACATAGCAAATACTCCACTATCATATTACGGAACATCAATTTACCGTATGTGGTTTGATTGTACCAATTCTAATGCAGCTGACGTTGAATTGTACTGGAATGCAACAACACCTCAAACCATCGCTATTCTGAGTGGTGTTGCTGAGTATGATGGCAATGGAAATTGGATTACAATACCAAATGTAACACAAGGTACAACTGGTTCAACAGGTGACATTGGAATTACTACTCGCGGTATGATTGCAAATAATTCATATACAGTTATATTAGAATTACGCAAACACAATGAATACTACTCACGCGGTCAATTCAAAGATCCTGCAGCATTCAACTACAAACCATACGGTGTAACACCAGGTAACGGAAACGGATTAGGTTAATATGAAATTAATTAAAGAAATCCAAGAAACAGTTAACTACATTACCGAAGGTTCCGACGGTAAAAAGGAACTGTATATCGAAGGTCCATTTCTTGTTGCTGAAAAGAAAAACAAGAATGGACGTTTGTACGAATATAACACAATGAAAAAGGAAGTGTATCGTTATACTACTGAGTACATCAATAAAAATCGTGCATTTGGTGAATTAGGACATCCAGATTCACCTACAATTAATTTAGACCGTGTATCACACATGATTGTTGGTTTGCGTGAAGACGGTACTCAATGGATTGGTAAAGCAAAAATATTAGAAACTCCTATGGGCAATATTGCTCGCCAATTGATTGAAGGTGGTGCTTCATTAGGTGTTTCTTCAAGAGGCATGGGTTCATTGAAAAATGTTAACGGTGTTAATGTTGTTCAACCCGATTTTTATCTGGCCACAGCGGCGGATATTGTAGCAGACCCTTCAGCGCCTGGAGCTTTCGTTCAAGGCATCATGGAAGGAAAAGAATGGATGTTGGTGAATGGTGTTTGGACTGAAGTAGACCACGCAGAAGCAGTAAGAGAAATCAGACAAGCTTCTTCAGCGGAAATCGAGGCAGTAAGTCTTCGCATATTTGAAAACTTCGTCAAAAAACTTTAATCTATAAATAAATAATCAAAATCAAGGAGATTTTTAAATGACAACCAGATTTAAACTGTCAGAAGCCGCTACTGCTATTCTAGAAGGTGCTAAAGAAACTTTAGACGCTAATGTTATGGCAAAGCGTGGCCAAAGAGAACTACACAACCCTGAAAAAGTTGGTAATAGCAAACTATCAGCATCTGTTGCTTATGGTTCACATGATGCAGGTATTGTTGGCAAACAAGTTGATGAAATCGATGATGAATTGCCAGATTACCTAAAAGGTACTCCATCAGCAACCCCTCCAGGTGCAACTCCTCCAGTTAGTTCACAAGGATTGATGAAAGTAAAAGGCCAACCACAACAAACAATGGGTCGCACAGATGTTATGGCACCCACACAGTCTGTCGCTAATCAGTACGATGACATTCGTGACCGTATTGCTGGTAAACCACCAAAACAAACAATGCAAGCTAATCCAGGCGCACATTTCCAATCATATTCTGAGAATCTAGATATGTCTGACGATGTTAAGGCTTTGTTAGAAGGTGAAAACCTTTCAGAAGAATTCAAACAAAAGGCAACTACAATTTTCGAAGCAGCAGTTATGTCTCGCATCGAAGTTATTGCTGAAGATGTTGAAAAACAATTAGTTGAACAATTCGAATCTGCTGTTGAAGAAATCAAAGAAGAACTAGCAGGTAAAGTTGATGAATATTTGAACTATATGGTTAATGAGTGGATGGAACAAAATGAATTGGCTATCGAAAATGGCTTACGTTCCGAGATTGCAGAAGACTTCATTAGTGGTCTAAAGAATCTATTCACTGAACACTATATCGATATTCCAGAAGATAAAGTTGATGTTGTTTCAGAAATGGCAGAAAAAGTTGCAGAACTTGAAGATGCTCTTAATGAACAAATCACTAAAGGTATCGCTTTAACTAAACAGTTAAACGAACAAAAGAAAGTTGAAGCCGTTTATGAAGCGTGCGAAGGCTTGACACAAACTCAAGTAGAAAAATTAAAATCACTCGCAGAGGGTGTGGAATTTACTACGGAAGATGAATTCGCAACCAAGTTGGAAACTCTGAAATCTTCGTATTTCAAAGAAGACTACACAGTTGCAACGGATTCAGCTTTAGATGATGAAGTTTTAATCGAAGAAGAAAAGAAGACACCGCGTTCTACTGATTCTTCAATCGACCAATATGTCGCCGGTATTTCTAAATCACTAAAGTGATAAATAAAAAATCAATTTCACACTAAGGAGAAAACCCTCATGTATATGACAGAAGAACTACAACAAAAATGGGCTCCAGTTTTGGAACATCCAGAACTACAATCCATTAAAGACCCATACAAGAAAGCAGTTACTGCACTTGTTTTGGAAAACCAACACCAAGCAATGCGTCAAGACCGCCAAGCTCTGAATGAAACATTGTCAGACAACGGTCCTACAAACGTAGCTGGTGGTGTCTCTAACTTTGACCCAATCTTAATCAGCTTGGTTCGCCGTTCATTGCCTAATCTAATTGCGTATGACGTTGCTGGTGTTCAACCAATGACTGGTCCTACAGGTTTGATTTTCGCAATGCGTGCTCGTTACACAGGCCAAGGTTCAGGTAACCCAGAAGCATTCTACAACGAAGCTAATACCATGTTCTCTGGTATGGGTTCTGCGTTGAATCCATATGGTTTCACTGGTACAACAGCAACTGACACCGCAAACAACTTCCAAGTTAACGCTTCTGGTTCTTCTAATACCACATCAGGTATCGGTATGCCAACAGCTAACGCAGAATTGTTAGGTTCAGAAGCAGGTGCAGCATTCCAACAAATGGCATTCTCTATCGAGAAAGTTACTGTTACTGCTCAATCCCGTGCGTTGAAAGCTGAATACTCACTAGAACTTGCACAAGACTTGAAAGCTATCCACGGTTTGGATGCTGAAACAGAATTGAGCAACATTCTTTCTACTGAGATTCTTGCTGAAATCAACCGTGAAGTTATCCGTACCATCTACAACGTAGCAAAAATTGGTGCTCAATACGGTACAACTACTGCTGGTTATTTCGACCTAGACACTGACTCTAACGGCCGTTGGTCTGTTGAGCGTTTCAAAGGCTTGATTTTCCAAGTTGAACGTGATGCAAACGTGATTGCAAAACAAACTCGTCGTGGTAAAGGTAACGTGATGATTGTTTCATCTGACGTTGCTTCTGCGATGGCAATGGCTGGTGTTCTTTCTTACACACCTGCTTTGCAAGCTGACCTACAAGTTGATGACACTGGTAACACCTTTGCAGGTATGTTGCACGGTCGTATCAAAGTGTACATCGATCCATATTATGGTGGTTACACATCTAACCAAGAATTGGTTACAATCGGTTATAAGGGTTCATCTCCTTATGACGCTGGTCTATTCTACTGCCCATACGTTCCTCTACAAATGGTTCGTGCAGTTGACCAGTTCACATTCCAACCAAAAATTGGATTCAAGACTCGTTACGGAATGGTTGCAAACCCATTCGCAGAAGGTCTAACACAAGGCAACGGTAAACTAAATTCACAAGCAAATGTGTATTACCGTCTATTTGCAGTTAAAAACCTAATGTAATCAGGGAACCTCCACAGAGAGGTATTTAAAAGGGAACTTTCGAGTTCCCTTTTTTTTGGCGCCTAAATAGGTGTATGTTAATCTATAAAGGAAATGAACATGATTAAATTCATTAAATCTTTCTTCTCAAAAAAAGAATCCAAATTTGAGCATCCATTGGATGCAGTAACCACACCTAATGTACCTGTTGCACCAATTGTTGAAACACCAGTTGTTGAAGCGGTTGTTGAAACTCCTGCAAAACCAGCACAAAAGAAAAAACGTCAATACACCAAAAAAGTTAAGTAATGACAGCTTTAACAAGAACACCAGGGAATACAAATCCGTTACAATCGTCCAAGTTTATCTTGGCGTTTGAAAGATTACCTACGGTTCAGTATTTTTGTCAAGAAGCAAATTTACCTGGTGTATCTTTAGGTTCAGCTACATTTCCAACACCATTGCGTGATGTTCCTATCGCAGGAAACAAACTATCATACAATGAGTTCGATGTGACGTTTATTGTAGATGAACAGTTGCAATCTTGGAATGAACTGTATAAATGGTTGTTGGCAATCGGTTCACCAAAAAGTATGGATGAAAGAAATAGGCTTAACAGATTACAGAATGAATATACTACTGGTGACAGTTACTATTCAGACGCAACTTTGACTATTATGTCCGCCTTAAATAATCCATTGTTGAGGGTGAACTACCATAGAATGTTTCCACTTTCAATTTCGGATATTAAATTCGATACACAATTAAGTGCAGACACTATTGTAACAGCAACTGCAACCTTTCAATACGAGTATTTTGAAATAACACCAGCTTAACTTTTTATTTTATATTATGGAAAACCTTGAACAAATTTTAGAATACTGGACAGCCGACTCAGAAGTAGACCAGACAGAACCTGGCAAAGAACTTCTAAAGATACCCAAACTACACAACAAGTATTTGTCTATACTCACCAAACACAAAATTGCATCCAAAAGGATTCATTTTGAATATACCCGTATGCGTAAAATTAAGTATGAATACTACTCAGGAAAGATGGACAAAGATGAACTTGAAAAATATGGTTGGGAACAGTTTGGGTACACTCTTAAATCTGATATGCCCACCTACTTAGAATCAGATAACGATTTAATCAAATTACTTGAGAAAAAAATGTATCATGAGGAAGTGGTGTCAGTTGTTGAATCCATAATGGGTGAATTAAAACAACGCACATGGCAACTAAGAGAATATATTGCATGGGAGAGATTCATTGGAGGACAATAATCATGTATATATCTCCAAAGTAAATGAAGTATATCTAAAACTAAAATGTGAGAAACATATCTCACAAGAAATTTCGGAGTTCTTTACCTTCTTTGTTCCAGGTTATCAGTTTGTACCGGCGTTCCGTAATAGAATATGGGATGGCAAAATTCGCCTATTAGACCTAAGAACAAATCAAATATACATTGGGTTAATAAAATACCTCCAAGAATTCTGTGAGTCTAGAGATTATACGATTGGTTACAGTCAAGATTCGGCACATTTAGATATTGAAGATGACTTCTCAGTATATCACGCCAAGAAGTTTGCAGATAACTTGCAACTTTCTTCAAGGGGTAAAAAAATTGAAATAAGAGACCATCAGGTGGATGCATTCTGTCATGCAATGCAAACTCGCAGAGCTTTATTGTTATCTCCTACAGCATCAGGTAAATCACTCATCATATATCTGATTGTTCGACAGTTGATGGACTATCAAAAATTAAAAGGATTGATTATTGTTCCAACAACTTCTTTGGTTGAACAATTATTTTCTGACTTTGGTGATTATGCAGGGGAAACAGATTTTGAAAACCACGAACACGTCCACAGAATTTATCAGGGTAAAGATAAAGTTACCAACAAAGCTGTAACCATTTCTACATGGCAATCGTTATATCAGATGCCTAAAGAATATTTTGAACAATTTGACTATGTTATTGGTGATGAAGCGCATTTATTCAAGGCACAATCACTTACAAGCATTTTAACTGCATGTACCAACGCAAAGTATCGAATAGGACTCACTGGAACGCTCGACGGCACTAAGACGCACAAGTTAGTATTAGAAGGGCTGTTCGGTTCAACCAAGCGCGTTATAACGACAAAAGAGTTGATTGACAAGAATGAACTGTCAAAATTTGAGATAAAATGTCTCATTCTGAAACATCCAGATGAAATTTGCTTGGAAATGAAAGATAAAGATTATCAGGAAGAAATACAATACCTGATTGCGAACGAACAACGGAATAAGTTTATCAAGAATCTTGCGGTTAGTTTAGGTAATAATACACTTATACTTTATCAAATGGTTGCCAAGCATGGACAAATCCTCTATGATATGATTAAGAACACCGAGAAAATCGGTGAACGAAAGGTTTTTTTCATTTCAGGTAAAACGGAAACTGACGATAGAGAGAGTATTAGGAAAATTATGGAGACGGAAAATGATGCTATTGTGGTCGCTTCTTTTGGTACTTTCAGCACTGGCATTAATATTCGTAACTTGCATAATATCATTTTTGCTTCACCTTCTAAAAGTAGAGTCAGAAACCTCCAATCAATTGGACGAGGATTGAGACAGAATGAAGGAAAAGAAATGGCAACTCTGTATGATATTGCAGATGATTTACGTTATAAGAAACATATGAATTTTACATTGAAACATTTCGTTGAAAGAGTGAAGATATATACTGATGAGAAGTTCCCTTTTAAAACCTATAAGATAGGACTAAAGAAATGAATAACATCAAAGTAATCAGACTTTTGGACGGAACAGATGTTGTGTCTGTTATTGATGAACTTAGAACGGGAGAATTTCTGTTTATAAATCCAATGGAATTTCAGATTCAAAATCGAGGACAGGTTTCTCATATCACTCTTGCACCTTATTTGCCAATTCAGTTTGTAGAAAAGAACGAAGTTGTTATCTTATCAAAAGATGTGGTTTTTATGACAACACCAAGAGAAGAATTCGCCGAATACTATGAAAACTCTGTGGATCAACTTGCTGAAGAAGAAGGCGAAGATGACGCCAGTTTACCTGAAAAAGTTAAAGACCTTATGATGAAAGCCTTTATTGAATTGGATCCAGAAGAAAAGGTAATTCATTAATTTCAATGGTCAACACCGGGAGACTAACATTAGTCAAGCCCTTTTGTCAACACTTATTTTGGTATACTTGCATGAGCTCTAAACATTACATTAACAACGCAACCTTCCTACAGGAACTTTTGGCATACAAAGAACGTAAATCCAAGAATCCAAAAGAACCAATACCAAATTATATTGGTGAATGCTGGATGAAAATTGCCGAAGGTCTATCACATAAACCAAACTTCATTAGTTATTCCTACAGAGATGAGATGATTTCTGATGGTATCGAAAACTGTCTAATGTATTTTGAAAACTTTGATCCAACTAAGTCTTCCAATCCATTTGCATACTTCACACAGATTATATACTTTGCATTCCTTAGACGCATCCAGAAAGAAAAGAAGCAAACATATATCAAGTACAAGTCTACAGCTCAGATGGGTATCCTAGATGAGTATGAGATGCAGGATTTAGATTCAGGAGGCACTAAGCAGTTTGAATTGTATGAAAACATTGCAGAATTCATTGAAGGATACGAACTTGGACAATCCAAGAAAAAGGCAGATAAGAAAAATGCCAAAAAGCCAAAAGGCATCGAAGCATTCTTAGAACCTGAAGGTGATTTGGCATTAACGCTTGCAGAAAAGGCATTCTTGAATCCTAAAGAAGAAATCGCTTGACAACATGGACCTTTTAGATTATAATGAAAAAAACCTAGGTATAATTTCTGGATTAATACTTAAAAACTTAACCTATGACTTGTTACCTAGGAAATGGTGGGGTAAAAACTCCACCAATCCATTATTTGGTCATTGCCATAATGCTACTGGTTTTTTATATAAAATTTTTGGTTATAAAGCAATGCACACCTATAAAGCATTAGATTATGAAGGTGTGTGGCATTGGTGGGCTTTGGACAAAGAAAACAAGATTATAGACTTGACTGCCGGACAATATACAAGTAGAGGAAAGAATCCTCCTTATGCAGAAGGCAACAAGGCGAGTTTGTTGAAGTTTGAATACCGCAAAAGAATTGCAAGACTTACAGATAGGGTAATGTGTGAATATGAAAGTAGCAATAATCACGGATCAGCATTTTGGGGCCAGGAATGACTCCGTTCACTTTTTGGATTACTATGAAAAATTTTATAATGAGACATTTTTTCCTGCTATCGCAAGTGCCGGTATTAATACTGTCCTTATTCTTGGTGACACGTTTGATAGACGCAAGTATGTAAACTTTTATTCACTTAAAAGAACAAAAGAAATGTTCTTTGATAAGTTGGCTTACCAAGGTATTCAAGTGCATATGTTGGCTGGTAATCACGATACATATTTCAAGAACACCAATGATGTTAATTCTGTGGATTTATTATTGAAAGAGTATGTCAATATCAATGTGATTGACCATCCAGCAAACATCTATGTTGGTACTCATAAAGTTTGTATGATGCCTTGGATTTGTCCAGAAAACTATGAACATAGTATGACAACAATCAAGGAAACCGATGCAGAGATATGCATGGGACATTTTGAAATTGCAGGTTTTGCCATGCACCGTGGCATGCCATCGGAAGAAGGATTGAATCGTGAATTATTCAGAAAGTTTTCACACACTTTTAGTGGGCATTATCATCATAAATCTAATGCTAACGACATATATTATCTCGGGAACCCGTATGAGCTTACTTGGCAAGATTATGGTGATGACAGGGGCTTTCACATCTTTGACTTTAGCAGCAAAGAACTTACTTTCATAAAAAATCCAAACGTAATGTTCCACAGAATTGTATATGATGATAAAGTGGAAACAATTCAAGAAGTGTTAGAAAAAGACTTGACTAAGTTTGCCGGTTCTTATGTCAAAGTGGTTGCCGTTAATAAAACCAATCCATACCTGTTCGACCAGTTTATGAACAAACTATACATGGTGAATCCACTCGATATTACCATTATTGAAGACGCCTTAGACTTGACAGAAGGTGTAGAAGATGATAAGATAGATGAAGCAGAGGACACTATAACCATCATTAACAAATATGTTGATGCATTGGAAAACTCTGGCATCGATAACACAAAACTAAAGACTATGTTAAAAGAACTTTATGTTGAGGCATTGAACTTAGAGCAAACATGATTATTTTTCAGACGATTAGATGGAAGAACCTATTGTCCACTGGCAATACGTTTACCGAAATCAAACTTAACAAATCAACAAACACATTGATTATTGGAAACAACGGTGCAGGCAAGAGTACGATTCTTGATGCATTGTGTTTTGGCCTGTTTGGCAAACCCTTCCGTAAGATTAACAAACCAAATCTATTAAATTCCATCAACAACTCTGATGCGGTGGTTGAAGTCGAATTCTCAATTGGTAAAAAACAATACAAGATTGTTCGTGGGATTAAACCAAATATATTCGAAATTTACTGCAATTCTATTCTGGTAAATCAGGATGCCAGGGCTAAAGATTATCAAGAATTCTTAGAAAAATCGATTTTGAAGTTTAATTTCAAATCTTTTACTCAAATTGTTATACTTGGTTCAGCTTCTTTTGTACCATTCATGCAATTGTCACCAGCTGACAGGCGTACTATCATAGAAGAATTATTGGATATTCAAATTTTCACTTCAATGAATGGTCTAATCAAAGAAAGAATGGTGACAATCAAAGAGTACACAACAAAAACAAAGTATGCGGTTGAACTGGTGAATGAAAAAATACTGTTGCAGGAACACAATATTGAGGAACACAAGAAAAACAATGATGAAGAAATTGCCAAGAAGAAACAAGAGATTACAGACAATGAGTTAATTATCTCGAAGCTGACCAAAGATATTGAACTAATCAGCAAACATATTGAAAAGTTATCTACCAAAATTACTGACAAGTTGGATGTAGAAAAACGCAACAAAAAGTTTATGCAGCTTGAAGTTAAAATGGCATCAGCTTTTCTGAAAGTGGAAAAAGACATTGAGTTTTATGAACACAATGATGATTGCCCTACATGTAAACAAGTAATCACTTCTGAATGGAAAGATTTACAAGTACAAGAAAAGCAAAATAAGAAAACAGAAATAGAAGGTGCATTGAAGACCATTACGGAAGAAATGGAAAAAATCACCACTAGAACAAATGAAATTGTTTCTATCAACAAACACATCACAGAACATAATAATGAGGTTATTAAACACAACTCCACAATCTCTGCGGTGAACAAGTACATTGTTAAACTAAACAAAGAGATTAAAGAGTTGGGTGACCGCAAGGACAACTTAACTGATGAAAATGAAAAGTTGAAAGAACTTAAATTGGAGTTGACCAAACTGGAAAAAGAACAAGAGAATTTGTCCGTTGATAAGCATTACCATGAGTATGCGGCTTCTTTGTTGAAAGATAATGGTATCAAGACCAAGATTATCAAACAGTATTTGCCAATCATAAACAAATTTGTTAATAAGTATTTGAAAGCGATGGACTTTTTTGTTAACTTTAACTTGAATGAGAGCTTTGAAGAAACAATCAAATCTAGGCACCGTGATGAATTTAGTTATTCCAACTTCTCTGAAGGTGAGAAGCAAAAAATAGATTTGGCATTATTATTCACTTGGCGTCAAGTTGCTAAATTAAAAAATTCAACAAACACGAATTTGTTAATTTTAGACGAAATATTTGATAGTAGTTTGGATACCGCTTCAGTTGAACTTCTAATGGGTTTATTAAAAGAATTATCATCAGATACGAATGTTTTTGTTATTAGTCATAAGTCTGACCAGATGTTTGATAAATTTAGAAGTATTATTCGATTCACGAAAAAGAACAATTTTTCTGTTGTTGAAAAAGAGCAATTACTAAATAAATAGTAACGATAACTCGATTTCAATAAATATATGGAAACTTATAAAATATACAAAATTACTAATAAAATCAATGGCCACTTTTATATTGGATATACCAAATTAACGATATATAAAAGGTTTAAATTGCACTCTAAAGCAACAACAAATAAAATGCCAATTGTTTCCTCTATAAAAAAATACGGTATTGATAATTTTATTATTGAATTATTACATGAATTTGACAATAAACTTGATGCAATCAATTGTGAAATAAGATTGATTGAAAAATTAAAACCAAATTATAATGTGCATTCAGGTGGAACCGGGGGTTCAATGTATGGACCAATGAATGGAATGTATGGTAAAAAACATAACGATGAATGGAAAAAAGATAAAAGTGAAAGTATGTTAGGTAAAAATAATCCTATGTTTAATAAAACACACAGTGAAGAAGTTAAAAAAGTTTTAAGTGAACTCAAATTAGGACATACACCTTGGAATAAAGGTAAAACTGGTATATATTCTGATGAAACTCTTGTTAAATTTAAAAAACCAAAAACTGAAGAACATAAAAATAAATTAAAAAAGCAATACACGTTTGTTTCTCCATCAGGTGAAAAAATTTTAATTCTTGGGTTAACTGAGTTTTGTAAAAATAATAATTTAAATAAGGGCGCCATGTCTGAAGTTTGGAAGGGTAAAAGAAATGTTTATAAAGGATGGACAAAATGAGTGAAGTATTTAAATATAGTACAGAAGAAGTTGTAAAACAAGGTGTAACCGCAACTAAAAAAGAAACTAAAGTTTTTAATTTAGTTGCCGAAGATGCAGAAATTCTTAGGAGAAAATTGGCAGAGTTTGACTTTTCGAATCCTCCGGTCAACCCAAATGAGTTTGCATCCACTTTGGTAGAAACTTGTAAGAAGAATCAAGGATTGGGGTTATCTGCAAATCAATGTGGTTTCCCGCACCGTGTTTTTGTTATGGGTGCTAATGATGATTATGTGGCATTTTTTAATCCTAAAGTTGTTGAATCTACGGGTGAATCACATATGATTGAAGGTTGTTTATCTTTTCCACTTCTAGGGCTTAGAATTACCAGACCTCAGGAGATTGTGGTAGAATACCAAGACTTCTTAGGTGCAAAACATACCACAAAACTTAATGGTATATCTGCAAGATGTTTTCTCCATGAGCTTGACCACATGGACGGAATAGTATATACTGACCGTGCAAAGCCTTTGGCACTTAAATCTGGACAAGAGAAACGCCAGAAGACAATTAAAGAAATATCCAAAGCGCAGGCAAATTACATGAACATGATGAAAAAAATTGAGAAACTGAACGATGGCAAAACCGCAAATTGAATCTGTAGAGAAACAATGGGATGAATGGTTGGAAAAGAATCCATCACATGAACACATCGATGTTGATAATCTAAAGAAAGTTTTAATCCAAGACTTGACCTATGCGTCCAAGATGGATGTAAAAGAATACACACTATATCAAAAATGGTGTGAAGTCAAAGAGCGGTATCCAACAGAAACTACTTTCACTTTGTTTGATGGTGAAGAACAACAATTGATTGACAAAAATCAAGCTAAAATAATCGATAAGGTTAAGAAGAACTTTTGGATGCCAACTGGTCCTGATGACTATGAAAAACTGCAACCAGTATTAGAACTTTCCAATGGTGAACTTGCAGAAACATGGAACGCAGTCCGTACATTTTCTTCTACAATGAAGAACAACTCAAACATTGGTCGTAATCTATTCTACACAGTCAAAGATGGCCTTACAGACAAGTACCTTGGTGTAATTTGCATTTCATCTGACTTTCTTGACCTCACTCCTAGAGATACTGCGATTGGTTGGTCTAGGGATGTTAAGACACAACAAAGTATGATTAATCACACAGCAATCGGTTCTACTATTGTTCCATTGCAACCACTCGGTTACAGTTACATGGGTGGTAAACTATTGGCACTGCTGTGTTTGGCGGATACTGTCCAAAAAGATTGGAAAGAAAGATATGGAGACACTCTTGTTGGGGTTACTACAACGTCATTGTACGGAAAAACAAAAGCCAACGGGCTTTCTCAGTATGATGGTCTGGAACATTGGCAGAAAATGGGATTTTCTTCTGGATCAGTTGCATTTGAACCTTCTCGTTCTACCCGCAATATGGTGTTTGATTGGATTAAAGAAAACGAACCAAGAAAATACTTCGAATGGTGGGAAGCAAAGAACCCACAAGGACTTCCATTGAAGCGTGACCACAAGAATCGTTCACTGAACTATGCATACTCTAAACTTGGTATTCCTAAAGAACTGATTCGGACAGAACACCAACGTGGGATTTATTTTTCTCCGTTGTACAATAACACCAACGAATTTCTACGCAAAGAAATTGGTGATGCAGAACTTGTAAAATCTTTTGATACCAGCGAAGAAACTTTGTCCAACATTTGGAAAACAAAGTATGCAAAAGGCCGTATTCGGCAATTACAGAAACAAAATAAGGTATCGTATGAAAATCTTTTCTATGATGACCTAATCTATTTGTCTTGGGAAGAAACCAAGGCAAAGTATCTGCCACAAGTGGGCAGATAAAACAAGTATACCACAAATATGCTTGACAAACGTCATATATAAATGTATGATGGTGACACTCACGCAATGTGAGGTATTTTAAATTATTGGAGTTATATTATGGAAAAAGTATCCGCAAAACAAAAAATCTTGAACGCTCTTAAACAAACTGGTGGTTACAACACCTTCACTGTTAAGTCTGCACAACGCCGTTTCGGTATCAAGAATGTTTCCGCACGAATTGATGAACTTCGCCAAGAAGGTCATGTTATTTACACTAACACACGCTACACAGAAAGTGGCGAAAAAATTAGTTTCTACCGCCTTGGTACCCCAACCAAAGCAATGGTTAAAACTGCATTGAGCGCAGGTTACTCACTAACTGCTTAATTAAGCAAAACATAAACCACTCCTCTGCGGGAGTGGTTTTCCCTATTTTATGGAGTTTACATGGAAATAAATATTAAAACAGAAGAACTTAGAAAATACAGTCTCTTTGTAGCAACACCTATGTACGGTGGTATGAATCATGGTTTGTACATGAAGGCATGTTTAGATTTACAAGGCCTCTGTATGCAATATGGAGTCCAAGTAAAGTTCTCTTTCTTGTTCAATGAATCTTTGATTACACGGGCAAGGAACTATTTGGTCGATGAATTCTTGAATCGTTCCGATTGCACACACATGCTGTTTATCGATTCAGACATTAATTTCAACCCACAAGATGTTATCGCAATGTTAGCATTGAATAAAGATGTTATTGGTGGTCCTTATCCTAAGAAAGCCATCAAATGGAGAGCAGTTAAGAAAGCTCTTGAACGGAACCCAGCACTTGAAGCACAAGAACTAGAAAAAGTTGCAGGTGATTTCGTTTTCAATCCTGTCAAAGGAACTCAGCAATTTTCTGTACATGAACCACTAGAAGTATTGGAAATTGGTACAGGTTTTATGATGATTAAACGTGAAGTGTTCCCTAAATTTGCTGCACAATATCCACAACTCAAATACAAACCAGACCATGTGGGTCAGGCGAACTTTGACGGTTCACGATACATTCACGCATATTTTGACACTGTAATCGATAAAGGTTCTGAGCGTTATCTGTCAGAAGATTACATGTTCTGTCAATGGTGGAGAAACATGGGTGGTACAATCTGGTTGTGTCCTTGGATGCGTACTCAACACATTGGTACATATCACTTCCACGGAGATATGCCAGCTGTTGCTAATTATGTTGGAGAAATGTAATGCCTAAGATGATGGAGGCTGGTCGTAAATTTGATGCTAATAAGTTAGAGTATGGTTTACTGCCACCTTTAGCACTAGAAGAAACTGTCAAAGTTTTAACTTTTGGTGCTCAAAAATATGAACGTGATAACTGGAAAAAAGTACCTGACTCAAAACGCAGGTACTTTGATGCATTAGAAAGACATGTATGGGCCTGGAAAAAAGGTGAAATTAATGATCCTGAATCTGGTATACATCACTTGGCACATGCTATGTGCTGCTTGATGTTTTTGTATGAACATGATATAATGTATTCTAATGAAAATTTTGTAATGGAGAATAATGATGAAACTATCAAGTGAAACCCTAAGTGTATTGAAGAATTTCTCATCAATCAATCAGGGTATTGAATTTAAAAAAGGTAATAAACTTACCACAATTTCCGCAGGTAAATCTGTACTTGCACAGGCAATTCTGAAGGATGACTTTCCCGAAGATTTCTGTGTGTATGATTTGAACCAATTCTTGTCTGTGTATTCTTTGTTTAAAGATGCAACAGAATTGGAATTTGACTCTGCAAATGTTATCTTCAACGGAGGTCGCCGTAAGACTAAGTTCCGTAAAGCTGCAAAGGAAATGATTGTCACTCCTCCAAATAAAGAAATCAAATTGGATGAAGTTGATTGTTCTTTTACTTTCACCTCTGAAGACTATGCTGACATTATGAAGGCATCTTCTGTGTTATCTTCTCCAAACATCTCTGTGCAATCTGACGGCGAATCTGTTGAATTAGTTGCATATGATGCTAAAGATGATGCACAACATACCAACTCAATCAATGTTGGTGCTGGCAATGGTAAATCATACAAGATTGTTTTCAAAACAGAGAACATCAAGATGGTACCAGGTGAGTACGAAGTGCAAATATCCTTCAAAGGATTCGCACATTTTAAAAACACAAAAGATGACATTCAGTATTGGGTCGCTTTTGAAAAGAATGAAAGTGTAATGTAATGTTGATTCCATTTCTAGATGCCGAAACAGAAGGCACAATTTTTGTAAATCCAAAACAAGTTTCTGTTGTATTTGAAGGTAAAAATCCTGAAGGTATTCAAATGACAATGATTAACCTGTTGAATGGTAATGTTGCAACACTAGAACCTCTTTTGGAAGTTGTTGGTAAACTACAAGCGGAGTTAAAATGACCACAGTACACACACTATTTGGTACATTTGATGAAAAGCAACTAAAGAGTCTCAGAGGTTATGTCGAGGAGATTGTTGCTTGCATGAACAGAACAAAAGCCAACAACGAATCTATGTCAGATATTATTGATTTGGCTCACGATGAACTTAATCTTCCAAAAAAGATTGTTCGTAAAATCGCCAATTATGAATTCAAACAGTCTCTATCAACAGACTTTGCAGAATTCAAAGAAGTTGAGGCTCTACTTGAAGGTATCAAGGACGCTAAATGACAACCACAGGTCGTAGAAATTTCGCAAAATCATTAGGCCTTTTAGGCCTTTTGTCTATTGGTGTAGAGGGTTATAAACAAGTTAGTGAACGTATTGTCTATAAAGATGACAAGATTGCTTCCGATGAACTTGCCAAAAAACTTGACGATGGTTATCATCTTTCTTTTACTGCCAAATACGGTGAAGTTGATAATAATCTATATTCGCGTTATTCTCTTTATACTGGTTCAAAATATATTCCTGGAACAGAAAAAGATGTTACTATACATTTGAAACCAGGACCGGATGGTAAACTTTACGTCAAGGAGGGTGACATTTGGCGTAAAGTGTGATACAATGAATTTTTTTATATTATGGAGTTTTTGAATGGCTGAACACATGTTGTGGGTCGAGAAGTATCGCCCAAAAACTATTGAAGATTGTATTCTTCCGGATTCACTGAAAGCAACATTTCAGGAATTCGTGAATCGTAAAGAGATACCTAATCTCTTGTTGTCTGGCACTGCTGGTGTCGGTAAAACTACTGTTGCAAAAGCCTTATGTCAGGAAGTTGGTTGTGATTACATCATCATTAACGGTTCCGATGATTCAGGTATTGATGTTCTAAGAAACAAGATTAAGAATTATGCCTCGTCAATGTCCTTGATGGGCGGCCGCAAAGTTGTTATCGTAGATGAAGCGGACTACCTAAATCCAAATTCAACTCAACCTGCGTTTCGTGGAGTGATTGATGAATTTGCATCCAACTGTTCCTTCATCTTCACTTGTAACTTCAAGAATCGGATCATGGAACCGATTCATTCTCGTTGCACCTGTATTGACTTTAAACTGAACGGTTCTAAAGCCGCCATGGCGACTAGATTTTTCAAACGTGTTGAAAGTATCCTTACACTTGAAAATGTAAAGTACGATAAAGAGGTTGTTGCTGCAATCATCTCTAAACACTTTCCAGATAATCGTAGGATTTTGAATGAACTTCAAAGATTTTCTATCTCTGGTGTTATTGACAAAGGTGCTCTTGGTGCAGTTGCGGATGTTCAACTGAAAGACTTGATTAAGGCACTGAAAGAAAAAGACTTTGCATCGGCTCGTAAATGGGTTACACAAAACTTGGACAATGATCCTACAAAAATCTATCGCAAAATGTATGATGGTCTTTATGAGTTGTTGCAACCTAACTCTGTTCCGCAGTTAGTCCTACATCTGGCTAAGTATCAATATCAATCTGCATTTGTTGCAGACCATGAGATTAATATGATTGCTTGCCTGACTGAAATCATGGTTGACTGTGAGTTCAAATAATGCCTGACTTATTTAAAGAAGTAATTCCTTCTATCCTTCAAACCAAAAAAGATGTTTTCAAGGGTGAATCCCATGAAGATTACAAACCTTTCCTTATTAACCGCTCTTTGTCCTATCACATGGACTGTGTACTGTATGTCAATGAAATGAACATCAATCCCAGTATTGATAAAGACATGCAATATCATTACTTGTTAAACACAATTAGACCAATGAAACGGAAATTTCAGCCTTGGCAAAAATCCGAGGCATTAAAAGATTTGGAGTGTGTGAAGATATACTTCGGTTATTCAAATGATAAAGCCAAAGAAGCTTTGAGAATATTGGATGAAGAACAGTTAAATGTCATTAGAAATTTAACGGACACTGGTGGTATAAAAAAGTAAAATACGCAATAGAAGATATAAAAAATGTTTTGTTATACTTAAAGGAACACCATTCATAAATAACTCATCGTTTAATAAAAATAAGAAATGAGAACACAATGATAGGAATACAGGACTTAGTTGAAGTAACTTTAACCCAACCAGACGATTTCTTGAAGGTAAGAGAGACATTGACAAGAATAGGAGTAGCTTCAAAGAAAGATAAAACTTTATTCCAGTCTTGCCATATCTTACACAAACAAGGCAAATATTACATTGTACATTTTAAAGAACTCTTTGCACTTGACGGGAAACCGACAGATTTATCTGAAAATGACTTGTCTCGTAGGAATGCTATTGCACTTCTATTGGAAGATTGGGGTTTAGTCAAAGTTGTTAATGAATCGCAAGTACAACAACCTGAACCAATTTTCATTTCGCAGATTAAGATACTGTCACATAAAGAAAAGAATGAGTGGCAATTAACACCGAAATATAACATTGGAACAAAGAAAAAGATATAAATATAGGAATCTCAGGGATGGGAACTAGGCGGCATCCTAGTAAATAACTGTCACAGTTTTGCCCACCTTAGGGCTGTTTGATGCTACGGTAAAAGGCGTCCGGGCAATTGCACTGTCACCCGTTAGTTGGCCCTGTATTAAGTAAGCAGGATTATCGTTACGCCTTCGGGGTAACAAATTATTAACTCGCTTTTAGGAGAAAAATATGACATACATGAAAGATGTATTTGGTACTGACCTTTTTGGTAAACTTCAACCTTTCACAATCGGCTTTGACGAAACAATGGATATGTTGCGTAAAACTGCCGAACAAACACAGAAAGCTGTTGGTTATCCCCCATACAACATCAAGCAAGTAAAAGAAAACAAGTACGTCATTGAAATGGCAGTTGCTGGTTTTGCTAAGACTGACCTTGAGATTACTATGGACGGAAACAAACTTCTAGTCAAAGGTTCCACCAAAGATGAAGACGGCGAAAATTTCCTTTACAAAGGTATTGCGAACCGTGCATTCGAACGTGCTTTTACTTTGAATGACAAAGTTGAAATCAAAGATGCAGAACTGGTAAACGGTATGCTTAAAATTTGGTTGGAAAACATTGTTAAAGCACAAGATGCCATTAAGAAAATTGGCATCAAGGACAAATCAGAATGAGAACCATTTTCAGATTTATCCAAGAAAAATTCCAAGAACTGAACCATTTACAAAACTATGGAAATGCTCTAGAGCAATACATTCTTGCAAATCATCCTACAAGTATCCACGATGTGGAGAAGTTGGAAAGACAATTTGACAAGAAGAATTCCAGAAAAAATTGGTAATCTAGGATAGGGGGCTTGACAGAGCCCCCTTTTTGTGTTAGAATGCACTCATTATGAAAACTCTTGAACAAAAACCAATCAAAATGCGTAACAAATTGAACCCGTCAGAGTTCTATTGGACATATCCGTCTTGGGGTGTCGAACAGATTGACGGTGTTGATTTCTTACCTGTATCCAAATTCGATCCTTCGGATAAAAAAATTCAACAACTATATCGGATTCGTAAAGACTCATTGGAGAAAGTGAAAAATGGCTGATAAGAAACTTTTTATTGTCGAAACTATTTCTATGTTTCGTATGCGTTATGTTGTGGAAGCTCTTGAATCTGAACATGCAGCCGATGAAGTTGTCTTTGGACTATGTAATAGTGAATTGAAAGAATTCTCACAACATCATGTGGATGAAGTAATTACTTCTGAGCGTGAAATCTCACAAGAAGAATATGTGAAATTGTTCGATGTAGATAATGATTATTTGAAAGAATGGACTGTTGAACAAAAACTTGAATTTGTCAACAAGATTGATTATGACAAAGGTATTACGAAAGAGTAATAAATAAATCTCCCGGCGTTAGTATAATGGATAATACAGCGGTCTTCTACACCGCGAATATGGGTTCGATTCCTGTACGCCGGACCAATACGCGCCAATAGCTTAATGGTAAAGCATTCGACTCATAATCGACTGAGTGTAGGTTCAATTCCTACTTGGCGTACCAACCTATCAAGGAGATAACATGAAAAAGATGGTAACGGGACTTTTATTATGTGTGACTGTTGCCATTAGTCATGGCCAAGATGCTGGTTTAGATAATATAAAATTCATAGATGCAAAGAAACCGATTAAATGTGCAGATACAAAAACACTTTTAATGGGACTAGACAAGATATTTGGAGAAAAAATACTTCGTATTGCACCAAATGATTTAGCAATAGATGGAAAACCAACATTAATAGCATTCTTAGAAAATGCAAAAACAAGAACATGGACCTTAGTTGAATATGATGCAAAATATGCTTGTGTCCTAGGTTCAGGAGAATACCCGGAAGTACATTAATATTATGAAACAAAAATTTATTGATGCGTACATGGATGTAGCAAAACGGTTTGCACAACTATCGTCCGCAAGGCGCCTACAAGTAGGTGCCATCATTGTGAAAGATGACCGAATCATTTCTATTGGTTACAATGGAATGCCCGCAGGGTGGACAAATGAATGTGAGAATTATTTTGGTTTGGATTTCAATGGCAATCCAACATTAGTAACCAAAGATGAAGTTATCCATGCGGAGGCGAATGCAATAGCTAAATTGGCTAAGTCTTCCGAGTCTGGAGATGGTGCCACAATGTTCCTAACGCACGCTCCCTGCATTCATTGTGCTAAACAGATATACACAGCAGGTATCAAGAAAGTTTACTTTGGAGAACCTTATCGTGATGAATCTGGTGTTGCTTTTTTGATGAAATGTGGAGTTAGTGTTTGGTCAGATTCTAATAAATAATTATGAACAAATGGGGTGCCTATGTATTTGAAGATTGTTGGTTGTCCTGATGAAAAATTCAAACCTTATCTAAAAAAGGCCGCCCACTTCTTCGCTAAAAATTTATTCTCACCACAATTATCTCCACACATTTATATTTTAGTCAAGTTTGATAAAACATTAGATAATCACGGAAGTTGTGAAGTTGCTGATTATGAAACAAGTAGGAAACCTAGAGAATTTCTAATCAACATAAAACCAGGAATTGGTGCACCAGCTTTGTTTAGAACAATGGCTCATGAAATGGTCCATGTGAAACAATTCGCATATCAACATACGAATGCATCTTTAAGTGTTTGGCATAAGAAAGAAATTGATTCAGATAATTTAGATTACTGGTTTCATCCATGGGAGATAGAAGCATACGGACTGGAGACCAGTCTCGTTACAAAATTTTCAGTTGAAGAAAAGTTGTGGGAAGTCTTTGAAGAATTTAAAAATCCAGAAGAACCTGCAAAATATGAAGAAATAAAGTGGAAAACTTTAGAATCCACTAAATAAGTTGTATATATAGAGTTATAGTTAAATTTTTTTTGGAGTTATAGTGTCTCAGTTCCTCAAGTCCTTATTGTCAGCCTGTGAGTATCGCACACCGTTTATTGGTAGCGATAATCAACCATGGGCGCATGTAGGGGGTTGTGGAGGACGATAATAGAGTACGAAAACTAAATCAGAATTCACAAACCCCACCCTAAAAAAGTGGGGTTTTTTGTTGTTCCAATACAACAAATGTGTTGACAGATGCATCGACTTCTGTTACACTAGGTTCTTCGGTTGAGAAATCAATCATGTTCTTTAAAAAGTAAGTGTAATTTGTTGGGGATTTGTGTAGTGGTAGCACAGGAGACTTTGAATCTCTTAGTACAAGTTCGATTCTTGTATCCCCTGCCATATTGAAACATATTTTAAAATCCAGTAACTTTCTAGCACGTCCGGCCGGCAATCTAGAAAGCAACCCGTAGAGGGGTAAGAGTCGAAAGAGTGATGGATAATCGGCGGTGAGAATCCGCAGAAAGTGTGTTTCAATATGGCATATAAAAACATTCTAAACTGGACGCAGGTTCTGTGAAGTAAGACCTTGGATTGATCCCCAAGAAGGTATGGAGAATAAGAGTGTTTCTATATGGTAATGAGCGATTGTATAAATCACTATCGGTATAAATAATATTGAAGGAGATTTATATGGAAACTTATAAGTGTTTGTGTTGTGATAAAGAATTTGATGCTTATCCCTCACAAAATAAAAAATATTGTGATGTCAAATGCCAAAATGATTATCAATATAAAGAATTTATCAAACAATGGAAATTGGGTAACCATGATGGAATGCGAGGTAAAACTTCAACATCACATCATATACGACGTTATCTTTTTGAAAAGTATGAAAACAAATGTTGTGAGTGTGGTTGGTCTAAAAAAAACACATTTACTGACAAAATACCGTTAGAATTGGAACATGTTGATGGTGATTACACCAACAACAAAGAAGATAATTTAAAACTTTTGTGTCCTAGCTGTCACTCTTTAACTGCAACTTGGAAAGGTGCAAATAAGAAACAAGGAAGACCAAGGGCAAAATATTATCGTGGAACATAATTGGAAAATCGATGCTTTGGAAGCTAACTGGACTTGAAATCCGGTCCACTCTTGACGGGGTGACAGTTCGATTCTGTGATTTTCCTCCAAAAATTGGAGAGTGGGCTGGATGGTAAGGCACCGGATTGCTAATCCGACGCTCCGAAAGGGGCGAGTGGGTTCGACTCCCACACTCTCCGCCAAATTGTAAGAAAAGTTATGTAGGTGTGTACCGAATGGTTAGGTTCCGGATTGCAAATCCGTTTAATGCAGGTTCGACTCCTGTCACCTACTCCAAAATTAGTTGTTGTATTTTTACAACAATGTACCGATAAGTGTTGACAAAAAGTGTGGTTGTGTTATACTCCATGCATACGTTGAGAAATCAACAAGTTCTTTAAAAAGTAAGTGTAATTTGTGCTCCCGTCGTCTACTGGCTAGGACGCTGCCCTTTCAAGGCGGAAAAGACGGATCGAAACCGTTCGGGAGTACCATATAAAAACATATTTTCCGCGTAATGTAAATCGTTGGCAGCGTAGTAGTTAGTGTGTTTCTATATGGTAGTGTTATTTGTTTTGCTGTCGTAAGCCATGGGGTAAACGTCAACTCTGAGTAACTATGTCAATAAACGGTAGAGCGGCCGCCAACTCCGTCGAGACATAGCAAACAGTGCGTCAGCAAAACAAATAATATTTGGGGGTATAACTTAACGGCGAAAGTAGTAGGCTTTTAACCTATTAATCAGAGTTCGATTCTCTGTGCCCCTACCAAGAATTTTGCCCTGGTGATGGAATTGGTATACATACTGGTCTTAGAAACCAGGTTCTGGGAGTTCAAGTCTCCCCTAGGGCACCAAATAAGGTTTCAAAGTGTTCATGGACGCACATATGCCTGTCACGCATAAAGAAGGGGATCGTTACCCCTTGGAACCGCCAAGTATATTCTTTCGTAGCTCAATGGCAGAGCAATCGGCTGATAACCGATAGACAAAAGTTCAATTCTTTTCGAAAGAACCAGGATATGGAAGTGTGGGTGAGTGGCTGAAACCGACAGACTGTAAATCTGTTCCCTAAAAAGCACGTTGGTTCAAATCCAACCGCTTCCACCAATCTCGTTACTACTTTCGTTAAAGTAGCGTTTGATTAGCGATAGAGATCCGGTGGCAGAAAACCGTTAGCGAGGGGTTGTACACCTCAGACTCTGATAGGCAGAACCTTAACTGCACACAGACTAGAGAATAAATGGAGGTGGACAGCGTAACTGCTCAATCAAGGGCTGGCGTGGAACCCAGTAGCTTGTCTTTATTCGGGGGATTAGTATAATGGCATTACGGCAGCTTTGCAAGCTGTTTATAAGAGTTCGATTCTCTTATCCTCCACCAATTTTAGCCCTACTAGTACAATGGCAGTACACTGGTTTTGTAATCCTGTGATGGCAGTTCGATTCTGTCGTGGGGCACCAAGTTTTATGCAGACGTTTTTTAACAATAGAAGGGTCCACCTTTTATCTACGCGGAAATCGTAGTGTCTGCTCCAGTTTTCTCGGTGTGGTGAAATGGTATCATGCATGGTTTGGGACCATGTGGCGAAGGTTCGATTCCTTCTACCGAGACCAGTTTTTAGGATGCGTTCAGCAAATTTTATACATTGAACTTTTAATTCAAACCGTAAAAAAGCATCCTGTTATTTTATTCCTCAGTAGCTCAGCGGTAGAGCAAACGGCTGTTAACCGTTCGGTCATTGGTTCGATCCCAGTCTGAGGAGCCAGTTTTAGAGTAGGTTCAGCAATCAAAAAACTTTTATGGAAAAAAAGCAAAAAACTACTCTGTTATTTTTAGGTCATATGACGTAGACGGATGCGTAGCGGTCTCATAAGCCGACGAGAGTGGCTCGGTACCACTTATGACCACCAATTTGCGCCTTTAGTAAAATGGATATTACACTAGGCTACGAACTTAGGAGTGGGAGTTCGATTCTCTCAGGGCGCACCAATTTTAGGAGTATTAAATATGAGTGATGGTGGTAAAGGTTCTTCACCAAGACCGTTCAGTGTCTCTGATGATGAATATAAAAAAAGATGGGACATGATTTTTGGTCGTGACCTAGAGAGTGATGAGAAAGCACTTGAAGAAGTTGAAAAGAGTAAATATCTCGGTGGCGCAACTGGCAGCGCAGCGGTCTCCAAAACCGAAGGTTGAAGGTTCAAATCCTTCTCGGGATGCCAATTAAAAAAGGTGGTGTAATATGAAAGATTTTGATATTGAAAAAGTGAAGCAGTTCATTGTGGATCAAGGACCAGATACTAAAATCTATCTTGGTGCGGATTCAGAAAGATTGCGTGTTGATGGTGTATGGTATGCAGATTACGCATTAGCTGTTGTTGTTCATATTGATGGCCGCCACGGTTGTAAAATCTTCGGTTATGTAAACCGTGAATTGGATTACGACCACAAGAAAAGCAAACCTGCTATGCGTCTGATGACAGAAGTCTATAAAGTTTCAGAATTGTTCCAAGCAATGTCTGATGTACTTGAAGACCGCCATGTTGAAGTTCACCTGGACTTGAACAAATCAGATGAACACGGAAGTTCTTGTGTTGTGCAGCAAGCGATTGGTTATATCAAAGGTACATGTAATGTGACACCAATGGTTAAACCTGATGCACCTGCAGCAAGTTTCTGTGCAGACAGGTTGAAACGTATTTTGGCTGAACAAGAGTTGGCAGAAGCATTGTAATCTCCTACATAGGGATTTAAACCCCTAGGAGATTATGATGGCAAGAAAACCAAATTTAGCTAAAACCGAAGATAGAGATGCACACGTTGGCCATGGTATGGCAAGAAGTCCAAAATGGCCAGGTGTGCAAAAACTACATTTGAAATTTCATCCTGTGTGTGAAGCGTGTGGTTCATCAAAAAATTTGAATGTGCATCACAAACATCCTTTTCATTTATTTCCACAATTAGAATTGGATATGAATAATCTGATTACTCTTTGTATGGATCCAGCAAAAGAATGTCACATTTTAATTGGCCACGGAGACAATTTCAAAGATTACAATCCTGATGTGGAAACAGATTCACAAAAGGTTCGTGCAGATATGACTTTGTTTGAATCTGTTGTAGCGGAAGCAAAAAGCAAGCGTTTAATTGCTTAAAAATATGCGGGTATGGTGCTAGTGGTAACACAAGACCTTGCCAAGGTTTAGTTGTGGGTTCGATTCCCACTACCCGCTCCAAAGTTTACTTTGGGTTGACTATAGTGTAACGGTTTAGCACCTCACTCTGTGAAAGTGATAGAATGGGCTCGTCTCCCATTAGTCAACCCAAAGTAAATTTGCCTTGTTAACTCAGTGGTAGAGTAACTCTTTTACACGGAGAAGGTCGGCGGTTCAATCCCGTCACAAGGTACCAAATATCGCCTTTGTTGACGGCGTACAATGAGATAAATTGTCAACAACTGCTCTTATAGTATAATGGCATTACACGTCCTTGGTAAGGATGAAACACAAGTTCAATTCTTGTTAAGAGCACCAAATTTTGCAACTTTAGCTGATGTGGTCATAGCGGTGGTCTGAAGAACCATTGAAAGAGGTTCGATTCCTCTAGGTTGCACCAATATGCCAGCGAGACTGGGTAGTCAGAGAGGTCTTATAAGCCTTTTAGCGCCAGATTAGCGTTCTTGATAGGGTTCGAATCCCTACGCTGGTACCAAATTTATGCCCCCGTGGACAAATTGGCAAAGTCGCTTCTCTCAAAAGGAAGAATCCTCTCGGTTCAACTCCGAGCGGGGGTACCATCTCTCTGTAGTTCAATGGATAGAACACGTTCCTCCTAAGAATGGGATGCAGGTTCGATTCCTGCTGGAGAGACCAAAACGGTATATAATATTAGGGGGCTTGACAAATTACACTTATTTTGATAGAATACGTTCATTGTTAGATTTTTAGGATAGGTACAGCAACACCCTTATTTAAAGGATGGCCTGGGGAACGATAAGGCAACAAACCCTTATCTCTTGGACCGATGTGAGTTTCGAATTCTCACTTGAAAGAAAAAGTAGAAAACTATCCTGTTNTTTTTTAGGTTGAGTTCAGCAAACTTTAAATTTCAATGNCTATGAAAAAAAGTTCAACCTGTTGTTTTGAAAGGAAATTATTATGACAACATTTGTAGATGCCGTAATTAATCAAGAAGCNCGTACTGCAAACGGTATGAAGGCTCGTAAATCNACTGCTAATGCAGTAGTTGACCTGTTTTATAACATTGGTGCATCACGCGGTAAAAACGTGATTCCTGCCTTCACCGCCGCATTCGTGGAAGATAAGGCATTGGCACTTCGTGTAGCCGCATGGGCCCGTGATGTCCGTGGNGGTGCCGGCGAACGTCAATTGTTCCGTGACATTCTTGTTCACCTAGAAAAGAATGATCCTGAAGCTGCTAAAGCTATGTTGGCTAAAGTTCCTGAACTTGGCCGTTGGGATGACTTGTTTGTCTTCCAAACACCTGCTTTGAAAAAAGTAGCATACACTATGTTGGGTGATGCATTGCGTGAAAAAAATGGTCTTGCTGCAAAGTGGACTCCTCGCCAAGGAAAGATTGCGGCTGAAATTCGTGAATTCTTCGGAATGTCACCTAAATTCTACCGTAAATCCCTGGTCGAAATGACCAAGGTTGTTGAACAGGACATGTGTTCCAAAAACTGGGATGGGATTAATTTCTCTCATGTTCCTTCTGTTGCGGCTAGCCGTTACAAGAAAGCGTTCAACCGCAACACCGAAACATACAAAGCATATGTTGAATCTTTGGTTAAAGGAGACAATCCTGAAGTCAAAGTAAATGCAGCAGCTGTGTATCCTTATGACGTACTGAAAGGTCGCATTGGATCCTATGGTGGTTCGTTTGACAGGACTGAATTGGACTTGATTCAAAAACAATGGGAGGCTTTGCCTAACTATGTTGGTGATGCAAACATTCTGCCTTTGGTGGATGTTTCTAGTTCGATGTGTACACCAGCAGGTGGTCATGGTTCAAAATCTCAGTTGACTTGTTTGGAAGTAGCTGTGTCGTTAGGTCTATACCTAGCTGATAAAAACACAGGTAAATTCAAAGATACATTTTTGACTTTCTCTGGCAAGCCAGAACTGTTGAATTTGAAAGGCAATATCAACCAAAAGATTGACCAAATGGTTAAATCTAATTGGGCCATGAATACAAATTTGGTGGCTGCATTTGAGAAAATCTTGAATGTTGCTGTCGAAGGTAATGTTTCACAAGAAGAAATGCCAGCGATGGTGTTGATTCTGTCAGATATGCAATTTGACGCTTGTGTCCGCTATGATGACGGAGCACTTCAAGCAATTGAATGCTCTTACAAACTTGCTGGATACAAATTGCCAAAAGTTGTATTTTGGAACTTGAATGCTTCATACGGTAATGCACCTGTGAAGTTTAACAAGTCTGGAACTGCGTTAGTTTCTGGTTTCTCACCAGCAATCGTAAAACCATTGCTAGCGGGATCAACCGATGAATTTACGCCAGAATCTATAATGCTTAAAACCATTATGGATGACCGTTACAAAGTATTGTAATGGTATGGGGATTCGAAAGAGTCCTCATTTTGAAGTATATTGTATCACACTTTATTGGAGTTGATGACTCTGAGTATACTTCAAAATGAAAGTTTATATAAATAAACATGTCCGATAATATTTCTGGAGTGTTTATGAGTAGAAAAATAAAAGTTACTGATGAAGAAATAATTGAAACTGCATTAAATTCACAATCGGCCACCTCTGCGGCCGCCAAATTGGGAATAAAATATGAAACTTTTAGAGTTCATGCAAAGAGATTAAATGTTTTCAATACAAATCAGTCTGGTAAAGGAACAAATAAACCTAAAGTAGATGGTTTAGGAAAAATATCTTTAAATGAAATTTTTGAAGGTAAACATCCACAATATCAATCAAATAAATTGAGAAAGAGATTATTTTCAGAAAAAGTTAAAGATGAGAAATGTGAAGTTTGTGGTTTAACAGAATGGCTTGGTAAAAAACTTTCTTTGGAAGTTGACCATAAAGATGGTAATAGATATAACCATAATTTAAATAATTTGCAAATATTATGTCCAAATTGTCATTCACAAACAGAAACATATAGAGGTAAAAATAAAAGCGGGAATGGTGGAATGGTATACACACCGGGCTTAAAACCCGTCGCCGATAAAAAGGATTGAGGGTTCAAGTCCCTCTTCCCGCACCAAAAAGTACATATATATAATATCGCAGAGTATGGAAGTGGTCTATCCGCTTGGTCTCATAAGCCAAGAAACGCAGGTTCAAATCCTGCCTCTGCAACCAAATTTGAAAAATATTTTATGACAACACAACTTTTATTTCCAATTCCGGTGTATAGTAGTGAAGTTAAAGATATAGGAAATATACAACTGGAATTTAAAAAAGTTTTAGATGAAGTTGAATTTAAGAGAAATGATGGTTGGGATAATGAAACACATTCATTGAGTGATCCAACTTTTAGTGAAGATTTGATAGGAAAGTATAACTTAAAACACTTTGAAAAAGAATTATTGAATCATTTGGTTCAATACGCAAACTCAGTTGGTTTTACTTATGATATTCCTTATAAAACTATAAGTTGGTTAACAGAAACAAATAGAGGACAGTACGCCCATAGGCATAGTCACGGTTCATGTGATGTTTCTGGAGTGTATTACATACAGACAACTGGAAAAGATGGTGATTTATGGATAGAAAATCCAATGAACCAGTTACTGGAAAGTTCTTTGTTTTTTTGGAAATATTCACCAGAAAGAATGTATATTAAACCAAAAGTTGGACATTTAATTTTATTTCCAAGTTGGTTAAAACATGGCATAAATAAAAATGAAACAGATAGTAGAAGAATAAGTTTTTCTTTCAATATCTTCTTCGATAGGACAGCAATATACGCGGGATTAGTTTAATGGTAAAACAGCAGATTACACATTTTTGATAAATAAATGTATGAAGCATTATTACTATACATATCAAATTACTAATCGGCTAGATAACAAGATTTATATTGGTACTCATAAAACTAAAAATTTAGATGACGGTTATATGGGCTCTGGTAAAATCTTAAATCGTGCTATAGACAAATATGGTATTGAGAATTTTAAGAAAGATATTTTAGAATACTTTGATACAGCAGAAGAAATGTTTGCCAGAGAAAAGGAAATTGTAAATGAAGAATTCTTGTTAAGAGAAGATGTTTACAATATTCGCAGAGGCGGATTTGGCGGTTTTGATTATATAAACAATTCGGGTATGCCTAAGATGTTAGGTAAACATCATAGTCAAGAAACTAAAGATAGATTGTCAGAAGTTCTGATTGAAAGATGTAAGAATGGCACAGCGCCTAAAATGACTGAGGAAGTTCGACAGAATATCTCCAAGTCTAAATTAGGTACTACTTATAAATCAAAGCCATTAAAATCAGAAGAACATAAAAAAAATATATCAGATGCCATTAAGAAAAAATGGCAAGAAAAGAAACAATGCGGGTGAAGTGTTTGTGGTTACACGTTAGTCTTCCAAACTGAAATAGAGGGGTTCAACTCCCCCCTCCCGCTCCATTATAAATGTTTATTTACTATCAGTTGAAATAAAATTGTACACACTGGTATAATAATAGTAAGTGAACCCATAACCCACAGAGTTGCCATAACTGCTTGTGCTTTTGCTTCTCTGTCTTTTTGTTTTTGTTCTTCGATACGCTTGTCTTCCGCTTGACGTTCTTCTAACATCTTCCTGCGTTCAGCTTGCATTTCATAATAGACATCTGCATTACCTGACCAAAACAATATATCTTTGAGTTCTTTTTCGTGAGCTCGTAATGCTCTAGATTGCATAGCTATCTGTAAAGCTTTAGCACCAATTTGAGCATCACTCATTCTGATACTTTCGGCTTTCAATTTTACACTAGCGTGGTGTACTTCATCCGCAGCTTTATAAAAGTCACTGAATTCATGTATTAGTCCATTAATATCTTTGCCTAGTTTTACGGCCTGTTTGATACCAGCAACCGCACCTTGAGCCAAAGCAAAGGCTGTGAACGGGTCAATCATTTCTTTGCGTCTTTCGAGCTAATAGATTGTGATGGTGGTTTTGCCGGTGCGGCCGCTGGCAGTTCAGGCGGTTCAGGAAATTCAACACATATTGTTTTTAATTGCTGTGGGTATTGTTGTACTTTTAAAACTTCCACAGCTTTTTGGCAAAAGGCTTCGTTTTGGAAATGCCCAATATAATTAATATTCGGTGAAATAATCCCAGCAGAAACTAATGCGATAGACCAAAATGTAGTCATAAGTATACCAATAAAATGTTGACAAAGCTGACAAAAAATAGTATACTAACGATTCAAATCAGCTATTATTTATAAAGGACACACAATGGACATAATTGTTTTAAAACTAATCACTAATGAAGAAGTTCTCGGAGAAGTGCAATCATCCACAGAAACTGAATGGATTATAGAAAACCCAGTTGGTATTGCAGTTGTCCGTGGACAAAATGGTCAACCTAATGTAGGTTTTGCACCGTTTCCAATTCATGCACCGCAAGTAAAAGGTAGTATCATTTCTATACCTAAGAAACATGTAGTATACCATTACACTCCGGCAGAAGATTTCATCACTAATTATAACCAAATCTTTGGTTCAGGTATCGTTCTTCCACCAACAAAACAACTTATCGTTTAATGAGATTTTATACAAATGTACAATGTGTCGGTAACAGTATTCTGTACCGAGGCGTTATTGATGGCAAAAGAGTCAAACAAAGAGTTGACTACTCACCATCACTTTATATTCGCGCCAAAACCGGCAAGTACAAAACGCTTGACGGTAAAACCCTAGACCGCAAGCGTTTCGATGACATTAATGGTGCTCGTGAATACATCAAGGGTTTTAAAGATGTATCCGGCGCACCAAAAATCTATGGAAACAATCGTTATGAGTATGCCTTCATCGGTGAACAACATCCAGGTATGGTCGATTGGGATCAAGATAAGGTCGTTATTGGTGTAGTCGATATTGAGGTCGGTTCAGAAAATGGTTTCCCTGATCCTTATCTTGCGAATGAACCTATTACAGCAATTTGTTTGAAATATATCAATGGACTTACATTGGTATTCGGATGTGGTGATTATGTTGTACAAGGTGATGAAATATACGTTAAATGTAAAGATGAATGGACTTTGTGTAAAAGATTCTTAAAACATTGGACTAATAACTGTCCTGATGTTTTGACTGGTTGGAACACAAAGTTTTTCGATATTCCTTATCTGATTAATCGCTTTCGTAAAATCGTAGGTGAAGATGAAGCTAAACTACTATCACCATGGAAATACATTGGTGAACGCAAGACTGTTATCAATGGCCGTCCTATGACTGCATACGATATTACAGGCGTTTCTTCACTTGATTATATTGAACTATACAAATGGTATGCTCCTGATGGTAAATCACAGGAGTCTTATCGTTTGGATGCAATTGCTGCAGCTGAGATTGGTGAAAACAAATTGTCGTATGATGAATATGACAACTTACATGAACTGTATCGGTTGAACTATCAGAAGTTTATCGAATACAACATTAAAGACGTTGAACTGATTATCAAACTGGAAGAAAAGTTGAAATTGTTGGAGTTGGGATTAACTCTTGCATATGATACAAAATGTAACTACGAAGACATCTTTGCACAAACACGTATGTGGGATGCACTTACATATAACCGACTGTTGCAGGACAATATTATTGTTCCACCAAAAGAAAGCCATGAAAAAGATGGAATGTTTGCTGGTGCATATGTTAAAGAAGTACAAGTTGGTGCTCACGATTGGGTTGCATCGTTTGACTTGAATTCTCTGTATCCACACTTGATGATGCAGTACAACATTTCTCCGGAAACACTGATTGAACCGGAAGAATACACAGATGAAATGCGTCAGGTTCTTTCTCAAGGTGTTGACGTTGAGAAGATGCTACATTGCAAAGTTGATTTGTCTAAACTGTCTGGTGTGACTATCACACCGAATGGTCAATTCTTCCGTACAGATATTCAAGGTTTCTTGCCGAAGATGATGGATGAAATGTATCAAGACCGCAAGAAATTCAAGAAAATGATGTTGAATGCCAAGCAGGATTATGAAAATGAAAAAGATGATTCTAAAAAGTATGAAATCGAAAAACGAATTGCACGATTTAATAATCTACAACTGGCGAAGAAGGTTTCCCTCAACTCTGCTTATGGTGCTCTTGGTTCTCAATACTTTAGGTTTTATGACCTTAGAATGGCCTTGGGTGTTACTACTGCTGGCCAGTTGTCCATTCGATGGATTGAAAATAAAATCAATCAATACATGAACAAGATTCTGTCAACAGAAGGTAAAGATTATGTTATTGCTTCCGACACAGATTCGATTTACTTGAAACTTGGCCCATTGGTTAATAAAGTGTATGGTGATGCTGTACCTTCTATGCCAAAAACCAAAGTTATTGATTTTATGGACCGAGTGTGTGAAGATAAGATTCAACGATACATCGACAAGGCTTTTAAAGAGTTGGCTGATTATGTCCACGGGTATGCACAGAAGATGCAGATGAAACGTGAAGGTCTTGCAGACAAAGGTATCTGGACTGCCAAGAAGCGTTACATTATGAATGTTTATGACAATGAAGGTGTTCGTTACAATGAACCTGACTTGAAGGTCATGGGTCTTGAAATGATTAAGTCTTCTACGCCTGCGGCCGTGAGGTCAAAGATGAAAGAGTCTATTCAAATTATGATTTCCGGAACAGAGCTGGACATGCACAAATTCATTGCAGATTTTAGAAAACATTTTACTGGACTGCCACCTGAAGACATTTCATTCCCTCGCGGATTAAATGGCCTAAGTAAATACTCCGATAGTAATAGTTTGTACAAATCAGGCACACCGATTCATGTCAAAGGTGCAATTCTTTACAATCATTATCTCAAAGAAATGAAGCTAACAAAGAAGTATCCTTTGATTCAAGAAGGTGAGAAGATTAAGTTTTCATATTTGATTATGCCAAATCCATTCAAAGACACGGTCATCTCTTATCCAACAAGATTGCCAAAAGAATTTGACATTTCAAAATATATCGATTACAATACACAATTCGAAAAGACTTTCTTGGAACCAATTAAGATTATTCTGGATTGCATGGGTTGGTCAACAGAGAAACAAACGACACTAGATGACTTTTTTAATTAAGGAACAATATGAGTATATTAGATAAAATCAAAAAGAACAGCAGCATTAAGGATTCTGCAATTCTATCAAAATCAAAATTCTTTCTAAACAAGGATATGATTTCAACCGCGGTGCCAATTATCAATGTTGCACTGTCAGGAAAAATCGACGGAGGTTTAACTCCCGGTCTTACAATGTGGGCAGGTCCATCAAAACACTTTAAGACAGCATTCAGTTTATTGATGGCAAAATCTTACATGGACAAATACGAAGATGCGGCTTTACTATTTTACGATTCTGAGTTTGGTACTCCGCAGTCTTATTTTGATTCCTTTGGTATTGACACAAACCGGGTGCTCCATACTCCTCTTACGGATATTGAGCAACTCAAATTCGACATAATGAAACAACTGACTGATTTGGAACGTGGTGAACACCTTATCATCGTTATCGATTCTATTGGTAATCTTGCTTCGAAGAAAGAAGTTGAGGACGCATTGGATGGAAAATCAGTAGCAGATATGAGCCGTGCTAAACAAGTTAAATCCCTGTTTCGTATGGTGACTCCGCATCTGTCATTGAAAGATATTCCAATGGTTGTAGTAAATCACACTTACAAAGAAATTGGAATGTTTCCTAAAGACATTGTGGGTGGTGGTACAGGTTCTTATTATTCTGCCGATAATATTTTCATTCTTGGTCGCCAACAAGAAAAAGAAGGCACCGAGATTGTCGGTTACAATTTCATTATCAATGTAGAAAAATCACGTTATGTTAAAGAAAAATCTAAAATACCTGTTTCTGTATCTTTTGACGGCGGTATTAGCAAGTGGTCTGGCTTACTTGACATTGCCCTTGAATCAAAACATGTAGTGAAACCTACAAATGGTTGGTACTCTAAGGTTGATCCTAAAACTGGTGAGATTGAAGATAAAAAATACCGAATCAAAGACACAGATACAAAAGATTTCTGGACTTCTATTTTGGAAGATCCAACATTTTTGAAATATGTTGAGGAGAAGTATAGTGTTACTTCAGGTGACATTATGCAAGAATCGGAATGATAGAAGGAGTAGACTACTGTTTCATTTATCCTAAGGACGATAAAGAAACGGCACATATCAAAATTCTAACTGGTGACTACAAGGATACCTTATTCAAATATGGTAAGGTATCTTTTAAAGAGTATACCGATGGGCCCCATTTACTTTTTGCTTATTATGTGTTAGAATGTCCTTTGATGAAGCCAAAACTCTTGGAGAAAGACTCGGCTTTCAAACAATATGCAGGCGATTTGTTGGTAGAACTAATGTCTGCCAATATAGATGAGGAAATAATTGATGAAACTAGAGACAACGATTCTGAAACACCTGATTTACTCGGACGAGTATCTTAGGAAAGTTCTTCCGTTTTTGAAAGAAGAATACTTTTCAGATAGAACAGAGAAAGCAATTTATAATGAAATTACATCGTTCACAAGCACTTACAATGTTACACCGTCGATTGAAGCTCTTGGTCTGGCCATCAAAGACCTACGCAATATCACAGATGCAGAAGTGGAAAAGTGCGAAGAATATCTCAAAGAAATTGAGCAAACTAAGTCGGAACAATCGCAGATTCAATGGCTTGTTGACAAAACAGAAAAATTCTGCCAAGAAAAAGCCATATACAACGCTGTATTGGGGTCGATTTCTATACTCGATGGAAAAGACAAAACGCATGACAAAGGTCAGATTCCCAAGATACTATCGGACGCCTTGGGAGTAAGTTTTGATACATCTGTTGGACACGATTATCTTGAGAATGCCGATGAACGATATGAATTCTATCACCGAAACGAGGAAAGAATTCCGTTCGACCTCGACTTCTTCAACAAAATCACAAAAGGTGGACTCCCAGCAAAAACCCTTAATATTGCTTTGGCTGGTACTGGTGTTGGCAAGTCTCTGTTTATGTGTCATGTTGCCGCTGGTGCTATGTCACAAGGCCGCAACGTATTGTATATCACAATGGAGATGGCTGAAGAAAAGATAGCAGAACGTATTGACGCTAATTTATTGAATGTATCTTTGGATGATTTGACTGATTTATCTAAAGAAATGTATGATAAGAAAGTTGCAAAAGTTAAATCTAAAACAACGGGTAAACTAATCATCAAAGAGTATCCAACTGCATCAGCTTCCGCCACACATTTTAGAACATTACTGAATGAACTCTATTTGAAGAAGTCATTTAGACCAGACATTATCTTTATTGACTATCTGAACATCTGTTGTTCTTCTAGGATTAAACCTGGTTCGAACATCAATTCCTACACTTATGTAAAATCTATTGCAGAAGAACTTAGGGGTCTGGCTGTTGAATTCAAAGTTCCTGTTGTTTCGGCTACACAGACTACAAGAAGTGGTTTCAGTAGTTCCGATCCGGGTCTTGAAGACACCAGTGAATCTTTTGGTCTACCTGCAACTGCTGACCTAATGTTTGCCTTGATTTCTTCCGAAGAACTGGAAGAACTTGGACAGATTATGGTTAAGCAATTAAAGAACCGTTACAACGATCCTACATATTACAAGAGGTTCACTCTTGGTGTTGACAGAAGTAAAATGCGTTTGTATGATGTGGAACAATCTGGTCAAGATGGACTGGCTGATGCAGGTCAAGATAAACCAATTAACACTTTTGGTGAACGTGAATTGAAAGCTAAGAAATCGTTTGATGGATTTAAAATATGATGTTGTCTAAGGAAGATGCTATTCATTGTGCTAAAGTATTTGAAGATTACTTTGGTAACTTTGACCGCATTGATGAGTACATGCGGGACCAAAAGTTGGCCTCATTGTCTGATATGACAACAAACCCATTGTTTCCTGTTGAAGATGATTTGTTCTCCGATTTTACCATGCATCCAAATGACATGGAAATTGATGTTATTGAATGCAATACAGGCACATGGGAAACATTACTGAATATCACTTCATCACACATTAATATTTCACCGGTTGGTCGCCAGATTCGATTGGGTGTCAAAGAGAAAAAGACAAACAAGTTCCTTGGTTTCATTCGTATTGGTTCACCAGTCATTAACTGTAAACCTAGAAACGAAATTCTTGGACAAGTATTCACACAAAAACCAGAGACTGCAAAAGCATTCAACAATACCACTATGATGGGTTTTGTTATTGTACCTGCACAACCTTTTGGTTTTAATTACTTGGGTGGAAAGTTACTTGCAGCTATCTGTTGTTCACATGAAGTCCGTGAAATGATTAACAAGAAGTACAACATGAATTTGTGTATGTTTGAAACCACAAGTCTTTATGGTTCTTCCAAGTCATCGTCACAGTATGATGGCATGAAGCCATATATAAGACATAAAGGTGAAACTGAAAGTGATTTTCTTCCGATGATGCACGGTAAACCTTATGAAGATTTGCGTAATTTTGTAGAATCTAAAGTGGGTAAAATTGTTGAAGATGACATATCAAGCAAGAAACTCAAAACGAGTATGCGTATCATTGCTTTGACAAAAGCTGGACTAAAAGGTACAGAAGAACTTAAAAGATTCAATAAAGTGATTGAGAATGCTAAGAATTTAACTGAACAAAAGAGATACTACATATCTAACTACGGGTTCAAGAATTTTATCGATGTTGTTAACGGCAAAACTGATATTTTGGTCAAAGATGAAAACTACAATAAGTTCAGCCTAGTAAACATCATTGCATGGTGGAAAAACAAAGCGACAAACCGTTATTCCACTCTGAAGGAAGAAAGTAGATTAAGAACAGAGCTTGAAGTATGGACTTCAGGTAAAGATATTGATATTATGAGGTAAATTATGAACCCCTTGATAACCGTGATAACACCAACAACCGGAGCAGAATGTGTTAGGCAAGCTCTTGATAGTGTTAAAAATCAAACATATAAAAATATACAACATCTTGTGGTAGTTGATGGTGACCACCCAAAAGCTAATCCAATATTACAAGAATATACTAGCATCGATTTGATAAAATTGCCTTATGCAACAGGCAAAGACCAATATAATGGTCATAGAATTTATGGTGCTATGACTTATCTAGCCAAAGGTGATTTTCTTTGTTTCTTAGATGAAGATAATTGGTATGAAGAAAATCATATAGAAACTCTTGTTGATGTTTTACGGAAAGGTAATGATTGGGCTTATTCATTTCGTAAAATTGTTAACCAAGAGGGTGAATACATATGTAATGATGATTGTGAGTCATTGGGTAAATGGATTTCGGTCATCAATGATAATTTTATTGATGTTAACTGTTTTATGATTCCAAAAAAAGCCGGATTAGGTTTTTCTCCTTACTGGTATCGTAGAGCTAGGCATCCAGAAGAACAACCTGAAGTTGATAGAATACTATCACCGTTTATGATGCAGAATATGAAACAGTTTGATACAAATTTCAATTACACAGTAAACTATAGAGTTGCTAGTCGAACCGATTCGGTTCAATCTGAGTTTTTTATGAAAGGTAATGAAATGATGAAACAAAAATATAATGGAGTTTTACCGTGGAAAAAGATTTAATAATTGGTGCTTTTAAAAACTACAACTTTGAAACAATCAAACCTTGGATTCAATCCATCAACGAATGTGGTTTCAAAGGTGATAAAGTAATTGTTTCTATTGGTTCTTCAAAAGAAACAAATGATAAACTGGCATCCGCCGGTTTTATTGTAATCGATGCAGCTGGACAAACTCGTATGGGTTTTCATATGGAGAGATTTCTACATATCTATAATTTCCTAAAAGAACATGGTGGAGAATATCGTTATGTTATTACTACCGATGTGCGTGATGTTATTTTTCAAAAAGATCCAATTGAATGGATTGAACAAAACATTGGTAAAAAGAAGATTATTGCTGTATCTGAATCAATCAAAATCAAAAATGAACATTGGAACAGACAAAACATCATCAATGCATTTGGTGAATTTTTCTATGCAGGTGTTCAGGAACAAGATGTTTATAATGTTGGAACATTAGCTGGAACATCTGAATATATTAGAGATTTATGTGGTATGTTGTATCAATTATCAGCCAATAGACCAGATTGGGTTGCAGACCAAGCATCATATAATATTTTACTGAATTGGCAACCATACATAGACCAAACTTATTACGTTGGACTGAGTGCAGGTTGGTCATGCAATCTACATATCACAAACAAACCAGGAGAAAAAGAACACTTTGCTCCATTCATAATTGAACCTCCTCCTGTATTTGAAGATGGACTAATTAAAGATGGAACAACAAAGCAAACATTTTATATTGTTCACCAGTATGATAGAGATCCAGTCTTGGCTAAATTCTATAAAAACAAATACAAAGTTGAAGATGTACTAACTTTTAGGACAGATGTATAATGGGAAATATCAGCATAGTTACAGCATTTTATGATATTGGTCGTGGTGATTGGACACCAGATAAAGGTCTACCACATTACCTTCAGCGTTCTACGGATACTTATATCGAACGATTTACACATTTAACTAAACTCAATAATGAACTTATCGTAGTAACAACTCCAGAAATTGGAAAACGATTAAAGGAAATTAATAAAAAAGTTAAAATCATTGAGTATGATCCTTTTGTAGAATATGCAACACAACTTAACAAAATCAGTGATATACAAACAAGCGATTTTTTCAAACAGATTATTCATCCAAGTCAGGTAAAAAATCCTGAATATTGGAGTCAAAAATATGTTTTGGTTAATCTACTTAAATCACATTTTGTTAATATGGCAATCAGTGCTGGCATAGTATCAAATCGAACAATTGCGTGGCTTGATTTTGGTTATTGCAGAAGTGAAAACACATTGCCAAAAAGTCTAGAATGGTCTTTTGATTTTGATCCGGCAAAGATTCATTTATTCGCCTACAAAGACCTAGATAAAAGAAACACTTTAGAAAACATCATTGCAACAAATGACGTACATATCTTAGGTGCAAAAATTGTTGCAGACAAGAATCTGTGGCCAATCATGGAAAGAAAAATGTTTCAAGCATTAGATTTACTTTTAACCAATAAGTTGATTGATGATGACCAAACTTTGATGTTGATTTGTGCAACAGAAAATCCTGGTTTATTCGAACAACATCGAATACCGGACCACCAGCTAGGACTTGATCCTTTTGTAATTTTTAAAAACTTTAATACAACGGAAAAACTATGAACGATACTATAACATTCAATACAACAACACAACAAGTTTACGGTTTCAAAAAAAGTTCAGGTCATGGACTTGGTGAACTTGTAAAATCTATGCACAAACCATTCGTTGTGGAAATTGGTTGTTCTGAAGGTGACACTACAGAATGGTTACTAAAATGTAATCCTGGTCTGAAAATTGTTTCTATCGATCCATATGAAAACTATTTGGATTGGAATGGCAATTTTTTGAATGACCGTGAAGAATTCTATAATAAAACCATGAACCGCCTTACACCTTATGGTGACAGATTTGAAATGATTAGAGACTTCTCAGATAATGTTTATGGGCAGTTTGAGGATGAATCCGTAGACCTTTTATTCATCGATGGACTACACACATATGAACAAGTCTTGATTGACTGCCACAACTACTATTCCAAAGTTAAACCTGGTGGTGTATTTTCAGGACATGATTTTAGGGTTATTCCAGGTGTACACAAAGCGGTTGTAGAATTTGCAGTTTCTGTGGGTAAACAAATATTGGAAACTGAATGTGATGTTTGGTATTGGTATAAGTAATGAGTCATTTGTTCATAGTAACATCGGCAATTAATTCCCACATCAGCGTAATACCGATGGAAGAAAGGTATAAAGATACCTTCCAAACAATAGAATCTATCCGAAGAAAAGTACCAGATTCGATTATTGTTCTTTCTGAATCTTCACCTCAACCCGTTCGGGAAGACTATCTGAAAGAGTTATCAAGTAAGGTTGATTATATGTTATTGACCTCAAAAAATGCTGATGTCGTTCAATTAGGTTTACATGCTCAAAAGAGTCCTGCTGAGTGTTATAGTATGTTTTTGTCTATAGATTTTGTTGAAAGATTGAATTTACCAAATATACAAAGAGTGTTCAAACTAACTGGCCGAGGAAAATTCACAGATGATTTTGATATAGAATACTACAATACACAAGAAGTTGTTGGTAAATATGTTTATAAAAAAAGAGTTCAATCTTGGATGTCAAAAGATGTTTATTTAGTCGATACAAGAATATCTTCTTTTTGTTATAGCATACTTCCTGAAGCAAAAGAGTTGATGAAAACTTTAGTCAATCATTGTTTGGAAACAGGTCGTGATGTTGAACATTGTACATTTGAATTGATAGATAGAAAAAAACTTGTTGAAAAAGATGTGTTGGGTTATGAGTGCCGTATTTCTTCCACAGGTGAATTCAGGTATGATTAAGGAATAAAATGAAAATTGGTTTTTGCCTATATGGCATTTTAACTGATAGTTATCAGGGTCGGGAAAATAAACAAGAAAAGGACTATAGACATTGCTGGCCAAACATTTACAAAAATGTAATAGAGCCATTCAAAGAAAATAATGAATGTCACATTCTTGTGTCTACATATGATACACAAGAAGAAATTAAAAATGAGATGTTGGAATTGATTAAACCTAATCAAGTGATTTATACTGAAAAAGAAGGTTCAACACCTTTCACCTCGAAGATAAATGTGTTTAGGTTGTTAGACGATAAAGAATTTGATTTCATCATTCATTGTAGGTTAGATTTGCATTTCAATCAACCTTTTTCAACTTACAACATAGACTATAATAAATTCAACTTCCTTTTTAAAGAGAAGAATCATTGGCATCTACAATACACAAATGATAATATTTACATGTGGCCAAATAGAATGACAAGTCTGGTTGAAGATTCTTTGCGTAAAACTTATAGGGTAGTTAGGCCAACCACACATTGTACACACGGCCTACATATAAAGTTATCTGAGGTTATTAGTGATGGAGATATACATTTCATATCAGATAATGAAGAAAGAAGTGATGTAAATTCTTTTTATACTATATGTAAAAGGGAATTAGGAAGTAAAACACCAAACATACATCCTGAAGTTGTTGACAGATTTAAAACATTTATTGATATATGAACAAATTAGTTATTTTTGACCTTGACGGCGTTTTGATTGACAGTCGAGAATTACATTATGAAGCACTTAATGATGCTTTGCGTACAGTTGGTGAACAATATGTTATCTCAAGAGAAGAACATCTTTCAACCTACGATGGTTTAAACACAACCAAAAAACTAAAATTACTTTCTGAACAAAAAGGTTTACCCAGCACTCTCTATGACCAAATTTGGTTAGATAAACAAAATGCTACATTTGAGTTGATTAAGACTTGTCCAAAGAATTCTTCCATCAATTATATCGTAACACAACTCAAACTTAAAGGTTGGAAAGTTGCAGTTGCTTCCAATAGTATCCGTGAAACTGTTAGACTAGCATTAAAACGAGTTGGCATATTGGAAGAAGTTGACTTCTTTGTTTCTAACGAAGATGTATTTCATCCAAAACCATTTCCTGAAATGTATTGGCAGTGCATGACTAAATTCAAAGCATTACCTAAAGATACCATTATTGTAGAAGATTCTCACATTGGCCGAGAAGCTGCATTAAGTTCTGGTGCTACTTTATATCCTGTTGCGGATGCATATGAATTAAATGGCAACATGTTCATGGAATTTATTGATGAATTCGAAGCCGCAGACCGTAGAAAAAATATACCATGGAGAAATAAGAAAATGAATGTTTTGATCCCTATGGCTGGTGCAGGTTCAAGATTTGCACAAGCTGGATATACATTTCCAAAACCATTGATTGATGTTAACGGTAAACCAATGATTCAAGTTGTTGTTGATAATTTGAATGTTGAAGCTCATTTCATCTTCTTGGTTCAAAAAGAACATTATGAAAAATACAACCTACAATCTGTTTTAAATCTAATTTCTCCTGGTTGTGATATTGTTCAAGTGGACGGCTTGACAGAAGGTGCTGCATGTACTACACTACTAGCAAAAGAGCTTATTAATAATGATGAACCCCTTTTGATGGCCAATTCGGACCAATTTGTTGAATGGAATTCTAATGAATGTCTGTATGCTTTCACTGCTGATGTTATTGATGGTGGTATTGTTACATTCGAATCAACACATCCTAAATGGTCATTTGCAAAATTAGATTCCAGTGGTTTTGTTTCCGAAGTTGCTGAAAAGAATCCAATCTCTAATTTAGCTACTGTTGGTATATACTATTGGAAACATGGTTCAGATTATGTTAAATATGCTGAACAAATGATTTCAAAGAATAACAGAGTGAATAATGAATTCTATGTCTGTCCTGTTTTCAATGAAGCTATAGCTGACGGAAAAAAAATAAAAACAAAGAATATCCATAAAATGTGGGGATTAGGTATTCCTGAGGATTTACAATACTATTTAGAAAACCATAAAAGATAAAATGATTTATGTTTATATCGCACATCGTGGACTAACAACAGGACCCAATAAAGACCTAGAAAATAATCCCGAACAAATCAACAAAGCAATTTCGGAAGGATTCCATTGTGAGATTGACTTGTGGGTATTGGAAGATAAAACTTTGATGTTAGGTCACGATAAACCGCAGTATTTGATTGATTATACATTTCTATATAATAAACCTCTTTGGATACATGCAAAGAATTTGGAAGCTTTGAATTGGCTGACCGGAAGAAGATTATTAAATTTCTTTTGGCACGAAAATGACACTTATACAGTAACTAGTGGTGGGTACATTTGGACTTATCCTGGTTCTAAATTGACAGAAAACAGTATTTGTAATCAACCAGAGTGGAACACACCAATAGAAAAACTATCAAATTTCAACGAAAACTGTTTTGGAGTATGTTCCAAATATGTTGGATTGATGAGATAAAAAGTTGTATAAATAACTGATGGTAACCAGAGTGTGTTACAATTCTAAGGGCAATCAATGAAAACTTTTATCTCCTTCTTAAAAGAAGAGGCTGAACCAGAAGGTTCTGCTTTAAAACATATTCACCACGCGGAAGACCGTCCTCTAATGCACGGAGCTGAAGGTTTTGAACATGCACATGGTGCTTTAATGCAAGCACACGAACACATGAAAGCCAAAGCAAACAGCAGTAATTTGACCATGAAATACGATGGATCACCTGCAATCGTCTTTGGACACCACCCAAAAACAGGTAAATTCTTTGTTGCAAGCAAGTCCGCATTCAACAAGACTCCAAAAATCAACCACACAGAAGCTGATATTGATAAGAACCACGGTCACGCGCCTGGACTTGCATCAAAACTTAAAGCTGCTTTGAAACATTTGCCAAAAGTGACACCAAAACATGGTGTTTATCAAGGCGACATGATGCATTCATCAGAGGATTTACACCACCATGACTAAAAAAGTATCGTTTACTCCAAACACAATCACCTACACCGCACACGGTGATGAGGCTAAAAAGATTGGTCCTTCTAAAGTTGGCGTAGTAGTTCACACAAAATATCATGGTTCCGATATTGGTAACATGGTTGCACACCATGATGTTGACCACCACAACTTTAAACAGCACAAAGATGTTCACCACCATGGTGCAGAACATGATACTGCAAAAGTTGATTATCCAGCTCATGCACAGGATGAATTCCACAAGCACATGGCTGCAGCTAAAGAAATCCATGATACTCATGGTGCAAAAATGTATCCTGCAACCTCAAAGCACAGAGGTGAAAATACACACTTGACAACCTATATCAACAAAACCGTTGACACAGGCGAAGTTCCGAACGTGACCGGATTGAAGAATCACATCAAGTCCCAACACGCAAAGATGGCAGATAAAGTCAAAACTGATGCAGCAAAGAACGCAAAAACTGCTGCCGGTCAAGAACATATCGACCACATTGAGAAAAACAAAGAGCATTATCAGAATCTTTTGACAATGCATCATCACTTAGCACAGGCTAAGAATACTCTAGTTAAACACTTAGAAGGCCACGAAGGTCATTATGAACACCATATCGGTGGTGTAAAATCTAAACCAGAAGGTTTTGTGGTTCATCATACTCCAGATGGTGGAAAAACTGAACCAACAAAGCTAGTAAATAGAGCAGAGTTCGCAAAACAAAACAGACTAAAGGTGAGAAAATGATTTCAATTCAAAAGAAACTTTATTGGGAGAGAGCCGGCATAGATTTAGATGAAGATGGTTTGCCAATCTTGTCTGAAGGCCGCGGTAAAATTTCTGCATCAGGTGCAGATGCTGAAGCTCATGTTAAAAAATACATAATGCCGCATGTTGGATCAAAAACTCCCACCCATACATTAGCTTCTGAACACGGTGATTTACCTAAAGGTTCACATGTGAAAATTCATGGTGTTGAAAAACATTATAATCTTGTTACAGGTAAACATCAAACTCATGTCCACGTTGAAGATGAGGTTGGTAATCACCACACAATGCTCGCTTCAAAATTGCACAAACCAGGTGAAGCTCCAGAAAACAAAGGACATGATTATGAGAATAAATTTGTTGCGAGATTGAAACATCATGGTATTATGCCGCATCATATGTCTGGTGCAGGTTCTACCGGCGGCACAGATTTCGCTGTGGAAAATAAGAAAAAAGGTAAATTCCATGCAGGTTCGGTTCATGGCGGTTTACTTAATGGTGAAACGAAGAACGGTGTTACTGCCGCAATGGGTCAATTAACAATTCACCACACAAAAGAAAAAGGTTGGCACGTTGGTGATGCAGCCAAAAAGAAAAGGCCTGAATATGCAAAACATATTGAGAAATCGGGTATTCTCGACCACATGAATAAACATGAACCACATCCCGAGAAATCTGCATCAACAGAATCTGGTCGCGCCAAAACAACTGTAATTAAACATCCAAATTTACATCCGGCAGAAGGTTATTTGAAAGACCATCATGTACATGTATTGCAAGTTGGTGGCCACGGTACTTACAGAGTTGGTGAACATGATGAAACCGGCCATGGTTTACCTAAAATTTCAGGTAAAGGTGAATGGAGAATTAGAGAAAAACAAAAAGGTAACAAATCTGCTCGCACAGTAGCTTTTCATCCTGAGGGTAAAAAAGGTTTAAATAAGAGCCATGTTGATTTGGATAATGATGAACATATGGAAAAATTCAAAAAAACTTTGGGTCACACAAAATAAATGAAATCCTTTCTAGAAGTTATACAAGAAAAAGCATCTGGTGATGTTCACCATGTAATGTCCTTTGGTCGGATGAACCCTCCGACCACTGGTCATTTAAAGCTTATAGACAAAGTAAAAGAAGTTGCGAAAAAGCAAGGTGCGGATCATTCCGTCGTTGTTTCACATTCGCAAGATTCTAAAAAGAATCCTCTTTCAGCTGAACAAAAAATTAAGCATCTAAAGAGATATTCACCAGGAACACACTTTGAGGCTTCTTCTAAAGAGAAACCAACTTTCTTACAACATGCAGCTGAATTACATAAAAAAGGTGTAACACACTTACACATGGTTGTTGGTTCTGACCGCGTTAAAGAAATGCATGACAAGTTACACCAATACAATGGAACTCATCCTGGCGCTTTGCATAATTTCAAGAAGATAACAGTTCATTCTGCTGGACAAAGAGATCCTGACGCAGAGGGTACAGAAGGAATGTCTGGTACCAAGATGCGTGAACATGCCAAGAATAGTAACTTTGGAGAATTCCGTAAAGGTGTTCCATCTCATGTGGCAGACCACCATGCAAAAGAATTAATGCATGATGTCCGCAAAGGAATGGGTCTACATGAGGATTATAGTTATGGTCGCCACAAAGCAATCTTTGTAACTGGTGGTCCAGGTTCAGGTAAAGACATTATCGTCCGTGAGTGTATTGCTTCGCAGAAGATTGTCGAACATAATTTCCAACAAGTTGTGGATATTCTAAATGATAAACACAAGCTTGCAATGAGGTCTATGAGTCCAAAATTTGAATCCATACGCACACGCAGCCCATTAATCATCAATGGACCAGCAGACGATTTGGAGAAAATTGGCCAAATCAAGGAAGAATTAGAAGATTTAGGTTATCAAACAATGATGGTGTTTGTAGATACAACAAATTCAGTCAGTAAAGAAAGAAACACATTGTTATCTAAGATGATGATGGAATCTATTCGCCAACAGAAGTGGGAAAAAGCACAACAGAATGCTGAACAACTTTCAGAAATGTTTACTGATTTTGTAAGATTTGATAACTCCGGTGATTTGGAATCTAAAGAAGAAGATATTACAGAAACTTACAAACTAACAAAAGAGTTTCTATCATCCAGCTCCATCATCGAATCTCTACAGAGTGGAAACCGTTTCAGAAATATCTACGAAAGTTCTAAGGGAACTAAGACTAAAGTTAAAGTTCTAAAAGATAATAACAGTCCATTCATGCAAGCTCAATATAAAATGGGTAAACAAGATGATGTTCGTGACGGTGATGTAAAATCAAACAGCACTTATGCATTTAGAACATATGCAGAAGCCAATTTCAATAAAGATAAAGAAACCGGCAAGAGAAAGACTGCACTAACAAACAATAAAGTTGGAGATCCGGGTGGTATTGGTCCAACAATGAATTCCAGAAATGGTGGCGGTGACGCTTCCGCTTTCATCGGTGGTGCAGGATTAGGTAATCAAACATACAGTGAAGGTGAAGAATTTGATAACATTAATGTTGCTGGTGCAGGTTTAGATTCCAAACCAAGAAATGTTAATCCAAACCCACTAGGTGAAAAGAAGAAACTTAAAGGTTTCAAAGAATCTGTTTATTCAGGTGAAACTGGATATGAAATGGGAGTTGTAGGTGTTATGAGTGGTGCAATGAATAAAGAACCTCTAGTTAAACCTACAGATAAATACATACAAGCGGGTATCACACCTAAAATAAAAAAGCAAAAAGCAGGAGCAAAATAATGTTTACTAAGAATAGTGTTTCACAATCAATGATAGATGCAGTTCAATCTGTTTTGGCTGAAGACAAGAAATTGCTCCTTGAACCTGAAGTGGAGAAAAAAGACCGCAAGAAAAACGATGACAAAAAGCAAGATGTGGCGGAAGGCCACCAAGATGACAGCAAAGAGCGTGAAGAAAATCTAAGATATAGCCGCAGTCGTAATCCTGTTGCCGATGCTATTCGTAAAAAGTTGAATCCTAATCAGAAAGAACAGAATAAAAAAGAAGATGTGTCTGAAGAACTAAAAGGTAACCAAGTAAAATTGGACAAAAATCATAATGGTAAATTAGATTCTCAAGATTTCAAATTACTAAGAATGAAAAAAGAAAGTATTCTTGATTCAATGAAATCTGGTGCAAAGAAAGTTGCTAAGAAGGTTGTTGATACTGTTGGTCACAAAGATGATGAAGACCTATTGAAAGATTTGGAAAAAGAAACCGGCGGCAAACGTCCAAATGCATACAACAAACCAAAGAATGAAGAAGTTGAATCTGTAGAAGAAGATGTTGGTGCAATGATGAGTGTCGTTGATGAAGACAAGGGTAAAAAAGCCATAAGGGTCGATACACTTAAAGGTCCCACAACAACTACTGATCCAGAAGTGAAAAATGCAAATGCTCATTTCAGTGGTAAAAAAGCAACATTGAAGGCTGAAGGTAAGACTCCAGATACTCCTGTACCTTTTGTTACAGATTCTGTTTCACCAACACACAGAGAAATCAACAAAGCTGTTAAGCCAACATTCAAGAAAATTAAAGAAATGTTGGGTAAAACAGGTACCGGTGAATCTGAACTTCCTGCAAATGCACAACTTCCAGGATAAAAAATGAAAAGTAAAAAAAATGTAGTTAAGGATGTAGTAAAACCTACAGCCATTTCACCTAAAAGTAGTTTCACTGACCCGAATGATCCTTGGTCAGCAAAGGCTAATGTTGCTGAAAACATTACATCAAAGCGTTCAGAACTATTAAAAAAATTCTATAAGTCGAAGGGTTGGAACGTGGACTATATTACTAAGAATAAAAAAGTATCTCAATCCAAAACTGGTGAGTATGACAAATGGAAAAGAGACCACGGTATCTATGAAGAAGACCAAATTGATGAAGTTTCAAATGAACTACTAGGCCGTTACAAGACCGCTGCAGGAAGTCAAGCATCAGAATTAGATAAAGCTGGCGGTAAAGAAAACATCCAGAAGGCTAACAAGCGTTTCTCCGGTATTGTAAAAGCAACCAAGAAACAATTTGCAAATGATGATAAACGTGTGTCTGAAGCTAAAGATGCAGGTGAATATGATTATGAAGGTGCAATGGCCAAGACGCAGCTTCAAACAATCTGTAGAAACGCTGAAGATTTAAAAAATATGTTGAAAGATGACGAGAATCTTCCAGAATGGGTGCAAGCAAAAATCACAAAAGCTGAAGATTACATTACAACTTCTTTGGATTACATGAAGTCTACAGCTGAATTGGAAGAAGAAATTAGTTTAGATGAAGTTCTTTCTAAAGATGCAAAAGCATATGATTGGATCCATGATTTTGTTCATAGTGACAATCCTAAGTTTGCAGGAAAATCAACAAAGAAACGCCAACAAATGGCCCTTGCAGCTTACTATGCAAAACAAAAAAATGAAGATTCTGTTGACCCACAAGCTGCAACACAGTCTCCAGCTGATGGTGCAAATGGTGGTGAAACACTTGCTCGCGGCGAGAAACCACCATCTCCAAAGAAGTCTATTAAAAGAATCGTACAAGAATTACACTCATCTTCTCGCCAAGTAAAAGAAGATTTGTATGATTGGGAGAAAGACGATAAGCCTGCAAAACCTTATGGTAAAAAACCAACTATACAAAAATTGGACGGTGTAGATAATATAGGTGACGATAAACCAAATGCAAGATTGATCCAAAAAGGTGGTAAAACATTGACAGGTGAACCAAGAGACACAATTGAAGTTGACCCTATGATGAATAACCGTAGCAAGATGCCAGATTACAAAAATATGGATAAAATCAAGCAGAAACCACAAGAACAATAAATAGATAGAATACCTTTCTACCCAAGGAGAAAAAATGGCTTACCAAACATGGAATAATAACGACACACCACAAACACCTGGCAACTTTGGCCATCCAACGTGGGTATCTGAACGTCAAACAAGGACTGTTACACAGTTGACCACATCCAATTTGACAGTTACCGGTGCAACATCCATCATCTTTACAATTCCAGCAGCTGTTTCCACTGTTGGTGTTGGAGCAGGTCAATATGTTAATCTTTTGAGTGGTGGTTCAGCAACAGCTAACCTATCATCAAATGGTTTTCCCGGAATGTTCTTTTCAAATAATACAGTTGCTTCTGTTTCTGCTAACCTAGTTGTATTGTCTACAGGTGTTAAAGGTAACATTGCAGCCGGATCAGTTATTTCTTTTGATGCAGCTATCGTAAGACCTACAGGTGAAGTTTCTAACACCTATTTTGCAGATACAGTTCTTGCAACAGATACTCGATTGACTGCGGCTAACAATAAAATTGGTGGAAATCCAAGTGCTGGATGGGTTCACGTTAGAAAGAAAACAAATGGTTTAACCGGCGAAGTCCGTTACATTAGAGAAACTCTAGTTTGTTTGACAGATTCTTCTTCAACAAATACTGCTGGTGGTAACACTTCATGGGGTAGAGCATTCGCTAATACCTAATGTATTCTTTTCATAATGAATTTTGATGACCTAAATGAAGACAACTTTGTGATGTATGCAGTAAAATGTTATACATCACCTAGTTGCTTAATGTCCGAGTTTGAGGGAGACTTAAAAAGAACAAAATACCTAAAAAGGTTATTTCGTAGATATAAGGCAACCAAAAACATAAAAGAAAGACTAATTCTTAATCATATTATTCTCTTAAATAATGTATTTGGACCTGAAGCGACCTCCAGAATATTGTTTTTTAGAATTGATGAAAAAGATTATGATTCTTTAAAGACCTTTTTGTTATTCTTAAATATATTGCCAAAGGTAGTAATGGGTATAAGAGGTAAAAACATAGATACGGATTTAATATCAGTGGATATGAAAATAGCAGACATACTAAGAAACATATGATAACATTCAAACAATTTCTAGAAGAAAAAAAGACGTTAAAAAACACAAACCCTTGTTGGCCAGGTTATCACCCAGTAGGCACTAAAGAAAAAGGTGGCCGAACAGTTCCTAATTGCGTTCCAGAAGAAGTGGAAGCAATGTTTGATATTATTGAAGAACTGGTTATGGAAATCTCAGAAGTACATAACATCGATCCTGAAGTTATTTGGGAAGACCTTTCGGATGTATCAGATGAAGAACTATACGAATCTGCTGCATGGCGCCGCAAAGAAGGAAAAGATCCAAAGGGTGGTTTGAATCGCAAAGGTATTGCATCATATCGTAGAGAGAATCCGGGTTCTAAACTTTCTATGGCAGTAACTACAAAACCATCAAAATTAAAACCTGGATCTAAAGCTGCTAATCGTCGTAAAAGTTTCTGTGCTAGAATGGGCGGTATGAAAGGTCCAATGAAAAAAGATGGAAAACCAACCCGCAAAGCTTTAGCCCTGAGAAAGTGGAACTGTTAATGAAAACACTGAAACAGTTCAAAGAACATATCATTAAAACAAGTCACGGATATAAACTTGTATCTAAAAGTACAGGTAAAAATCTAGGTGATTACCCATCAAAAGAAAGTGCTGAAAAAAGAGAACGTCAGGTTCAATATTTCAAACACCACAGTGAAGAAACTATTTGGGAATCCGTAGACAAAAAGGATACAATTCAATTAGATATTCCTTTGATGATTCGTGTTTTAGAATTGGCGAGAGAAGATATTAAATCAGACATGGATCTACACCGTGTTGTGGAAAGACTTATTGATATACGGAACAAAGGAACTCTGACAATGGATGATTATGATTTCATTGCAAATATCAAAGAGAGTTACATGAAAGAAGATGGTATAGCTGTTCCAGGTCCAACAAATGTCGTAGGTACCGGTGCAATTGCTGGTTCAGGTGGTAAAGGTGGTGAACCTGGTGTTTATCTGAAAAAGAAAAGAAAAGTTGTTCTTCAACCAATGAGACTTAGAGCTCCACCGAGGATGTAATATTATGTTTTTATGGTTATTGGATTTTTTACCTGATTGGTTTTTTTATGTTCCGTTCTTTCTAAGTCTATTCGGACTAATTTTATCCATTTTTACACCAATGTACAAGACACTCATACAAGTTGTTTGTGTGGTTGTTTTATTATTTTCCATGTACATGTTCGGTGGCATTTCTGAAAACAAGAAATGGAAAGAACGTGTTACTGAATTGGAAGCTAAAGTTGTCGTAGCTGAAAATAAATCTGCAATAGAGACGGTCAAAATTGTAGATAGAATCGTCTATCAAAAACAGATAGTAAAACAAAAAGGTGCAGATGTTATAAAGTATATTGATAAAGAAGTTGTCAAGTATGATACTAAGTTTTTACCAGGTGGACCTTGTGAGATGCCTAAAGAATTCATTGAATCTTTGAATAAGGCCGCAGAATGAAAAAGTTATTACTAATTTGTATCATTACATCATTGTGTGCTTGTTCAACTACTGTTCCTGTGACAGTTAAATTTCCTCCAATCCCGGAAGAACTTAATGTACAATGTCCACCATTAAAGAAAATACCAGATGAAGCAAAACTAAGTGACATTTCAAAGACAGTAACAGAGAACTATAAACAATACAAAGATTGTTCTGCTAACAATAGTGGATTAATTGAATGGTTTAATAGACAAAAGAAAATATTTGAGGAGTTAGAATGATTACACTAGAACAACTACAACAATTACTTCCTAATAACCAATATGTCGAACAATGGCATGAAGCTTTAGAACATGTGTTGCCTGATTATGAGATTAACACTCCTCACCGAATCGCAGCATTTATTGCTCAATGTTCTCACGAATCTGGTGGTTTTACTGCACTAAAAGAAAACCTAAACTACAGAGCTGTAACACTATGTAAAGTATTTCCAAAATATTTCACAGAATCTTCAGCCGAACATTTTGCAGGTCAACAAGAAGCTATTGCAAATCGTGTATATGCAAATAGAATGGGTAATGGTCCTGAAGAATCTGGTGATGGTTATCGTTACTGTGGTCGTGGCCTAATTCAGTTGACAGGTAAAGACAACTATCAAAATTTTGCTGATAGTCTAGAAATGAATATTGAAGAAGTTCCAGATTATCTTGGAACTTTTGAAGGTGCCGTACAATCAGCTTGCTGGTTTTGGGAAAACAATAATTTAAATCAATTTGCCGACTCAGGTGATTTCGTTACTATGACAAAAAGAATCAATGGAGGAACCATTGGTTTAGAAGATAGAATTGCTCACTACAATCATGCTTTACAAGTATTGAGTGTATGACAACAAAACACCATTCGCATAAAAAAGAAGATTGGTTAAACAGCAAATGGCGTCCAATGATGGGTTGGATGTATATGGCGGTTTGCACTTGTGATTTCATGTTATTTCCTATCGCATGGAGTCTATTGCAAGCATTAAATCACGGTCAAGTTACTAGTCAATGGCAACCTATCACACTACAAGGTGCTGGGTTATTCCATATAGCGATGGGTGCTATACTTGGCATTTCAGCATATGGCCGAACACAAGAAAAAATAAGTGGAACAAATTTTGTTCCATTAACACCTCCACCTACCGTTCCAAACAATCAACCGGTTATAAATAATCAAACGCCAGCAACAGTTGCTGGTAGCAAAAGCCAGATTCCGACATCCAATCAACCAATGCTTTGAGGCCTTTATGAAAACCGTAAAACACTATGTCAGTTTATTTTTCCTTGCATGTTTCTTGCTTACAACAGTAAACCCAACAATGGCTGCAACTAAAGAGGTTTGCAGAGTTGTAAAAACTACTCATGGAAAAATAAAAAGTGTTTGCAAAAAAATTAAAGTTCATAAGAAATTGGTTGGCACAAAAGTTCCCAGTAAGAAAAAATAATGGTAACGGAAAACGAATTGAGGGACATCCAAGTGGATGTTGGTGTTTTAAAAACACAAATCTCAACAATCACCACTCTCTGTAACAAAATGGACCAAGTAATAGAAAAATTGGTGGATCAACATGACCGCCATATAGCTAAGGTTTATGATGATATAGATAAAAGGCGTCAGGAGACAGACATGGATATTAAAGAAATACATGGACGCATTGATACTGTCTTAGATAAAGTTCAACATACTGAAAAAACCTTATTGGAAGAAATCAAAGGTCTCCGCAAAGAAATGCAAGACCACAATTCCAAGGAAAAAGAAAAACTCCAACAACTTCTAGACTGGAAGTGGATGATTGTTGGTGGCATAATTGTCGTTACATGGTTGCTTTCTCATGTAAGACCTGATATACTACTAGGCAATTTAAAATAACTTAACTTCCTGGTTTTATTATGAGTGTCTTCATTGACAGAAATTTCCTATTGCAAGTATCGCCCAAATTACAGAAGTTCTCCAAGAAGAAGGATGACCTCTATAATTTTCGGTGTCCCCTCTGTGGAGATTCACAGAAAAACAAAAGCAAATGCCGTGGTTATGTCTATCGCAAGAAGAATGATTACTTCTATATGTGCCACAACTGTGGTGTATCCACATCGTTCTATAATTTCTTAAAACAAGTTGATCCTAATCTGCTTGAAGAATACCAGATGGAACGGTATAAAAACTCTGCGAATACGAATTCACCTGAACCTGAGTTTTCGGAATTGAAGGTTAAACCGGTATTTACCAAAAAGTTGGATTTACCAACAATTGAATCTTTACCTAATGAACATTATGCCAAGAAGTATGTTATGGGTAGAATGATACCACAAAACATGTATTCTCAGTTGTATTACTCCGAGGATTTCAAAGCTTTTGTAGATTCTTTCGATGTTGAAAAAGACATTATGGAAGGTGATAAACGACTAATTATCCCATTCTATGATAAAGAAGGGAATCTGACTGGATTTCAAGGCCGAGCACTTGGACAGTCAAAGATTCGTTACATCACAATCAAACTCATGGACGATGTTCCACGCATGTTTGGAATCAACCGAGTGAATGAAGATAAACCGATTTATGTCTTTGAAGGACCAATCGATTCAATGTTTATTAAAAATTCAGTAGCTGTCGCCAGTTCGTCACTTGAATCGGCCGCAGAATACTTGGATAAATCAAAAATTGTACTAGTATTCGACAATGAACCTAGGAATAAAGAAATCGTGAAATTGATGGAACATGCAGTCGATAATCATTTCAATGTTGTTGTCTGGCCGGGAATCATAACCGACAAAGACATTAATGATATGGTATTAACTGGATTTGACATTGAAGAATTACATGATATAATGGAGAAACACACTTATGTGAATCTTAGGGCTAAAATGGAATTTGTGAATTGGAAAAAAATATGAATGTAAATTTAATTTCATACTCTCAAGGAGTAGATGATAAAAGTTTAATGGACCAAGTTGCGTATGCGGCTCGCGTATCTAATCCATCGAACCAAAACAACTCAGACACTGCTGAGAAATTGGTTAGATACTTGATTAACAATCAACATTGGTCACCGTTGGAGATGGTTTCCGTGTGTTTGGAGATTGAAACAACCCGTGACATTGCAAGGCAGATTTTGCGGCACCGATCCTTTTCATTCCAAGAATTTTCTCAACGATATGCTGATGCATCACAACTTGGTTTTGAATTGCGTGAAGCAAGACTGCAAGATACAAAGAATCGTCAGAACAGTATTGAAACAGAAGATACACTTCTCCAGAAGCGTTGGCAACAAAAGCAACAGTTGGTAATTGATACGGCGAAAGATGCATATACTTGGGCGTTGGAACATCAAATTGCAAAAGAACAAGCTCGGGCAGTTCTACCAGAAGGTATGACAAAATCTCGTATGTATATGAACGGAACTCTTAGGTCTTGGGTACACTATATACAACTCCGAAGCGCAAATGGTACACAGAAAGAACACAAAGAAGTAGCTCTCGCCTGTGCTGCAGCAATTGAACCAATTTTCCCAATGATTATGGAGTATACAAATGAATAGTTCTGATGATGTTAAACGATTTATGGACGCCTGCGACCAAAAAGAAACAGGTTTTGGTAAACAAGCAACTCTTTATATTTCCCTAATTCGGGAAGAGTTTGATGAATTAATGAATGCATTTTTTCGAGGAAATATGGTAGACATTGCAGATGGTTGTGCAGATTTAAAATGGGTCATTGAGGGATTAGAACACACTTTGCAGATTCCACAACAAGATGTTTGGAATGAAGTTGCGAGAAGCAACCTAGCAAAGATTGACGATGAAACTGGAAAAGTATTAAAAAGAGCAGACGGAAAAGTTTTAAAACCTGAAGGTTGGACTCCGCCTGATATTAAAAGTATTTTGAAAAAATAATAAGGAATAAAGATGGAATACATGGGTATAAATATAGATTTAGAACGAGATAAACTTTTTGATGAATTAGGAATAAAAAGACTTAAAGAGTCTTATATGAGAGATGATGAAACTTCACCACAACAACGATTCGCCTTCGTTTCCGCAGCCTTCGGAACTGACTCAGCTCACGCTCAACGATTGTACGACTATTCCTCAAAACACTGGTTATCTTATTCAACTCCTATTCTATCTTATGGTCGTTCTAAAAAAGGACTTCCAATATCGTGTTTCCTCAATTTTATCGATGATACAGCGCAAGGATTAGTTGACAATCTATCTGAAACAAATTGGCTCTCAATGTTCGGTGGTGGTGTCGGCATCGGCTTTGGCATTCGTTCAGCGGACGATAAATCTACTGGAGTTATGCCACACCTTAAAATCTATGATGCATCATCTCTCGCTTATAGACAAGGTAGGACTCGCCGTGGTAGTTATGCCGCTTATCTTGATATTTCTCATCCGGATATTATCGCATTTTTAGAAATGCGTAAACCAACAGGTGACCCAAATGTTCGTTGCCTGAATCTGCACCACGGGATAAATATCACAGATGACTTTATGCAGTTGATTGAAAACTGTATGTTGGATCCAAATGCAGACGATTCTTGGAATTTAGTAGACCCTTTTAGTAAAGAAATTCGTGAAACAGTTTCAGCTAAACATCTTTGGCAACAAATTCTAGAATTGCGTATGCACACAGGTGAACCATATATTCACTTCATTGATACTAGTAATAGAATGCTTCCGCAGTGGTTGAAGGACAGAGGACTAAAAGTACACCAATCAAATCTTTGTTCAGAAATCATTTTACCAACAAATAAAGAAAGAACAGCTGTTTGTTGCCTTTCTTCATTGAATCTGGAGAACTATGATGAATGGAAAGATGAACCATTATTTCTCAGAGATGTTGCAGAAATGCTGGATAATGTTTTGCAGTATTTTATTGATAATGCTCCTAGTACAGTTCAACGTGCTAGGTATTCTGCCCAATGTGAACGCTCTATTGGCGTCGGCGCCTTGGGCTTTCATGCCTACCTCCAACGAAACGGAATTGCTTTTGAAGGAGTTATGGCCAAGGTCGCAAACAATAGAATCTTTAAGTCAATAAGAGAGAAATTAGATGAAGCTAACCTCACTTTGGGAAAAGAACGTGGTGAAGCTCCAGATGCTCGCGGTACTGGCAAGCGGTTCAGTCATCTTATGGCTATTGCTCCAAATGCTTCTTCGTCTATCATTATGCGAAACACTAGTCCTAGTATCGAGCCTTATCGTGCTAACGCTTACCGTCAGGACACTCTATCGGGATCATTTTTGAATAAGAATAGATGGCTTGATATAATCATCAAAGGTTTAACACAAACAGAGGATGAATACAATGAAGTATGGTCTTCCATTATTGCTAATGATGGTTCTGTTCAACATTTGGATATTTTAGATGAAAATCAAAAAGCTGTATTCAAAACATCTATGGAAATTGACCAACGATGGGTTATTGATTTGGCTGCCGATAGACAAATGTATATCGACCAAGCACAGTCACTAAACCTATTCTTTAGACCTGATGTTAACATCAAATATCTCCACGCTATTCATTTTATGGCATGGAAAAAAGGTTTGAAGACATTGTACTACTGCCGTTCTGAAAAGATTGGTAAAGCTGATAAAGTTTCAAAGAGAATTGAAAGACAGGTCATCAAAGAAATTGACATGACACAAATTGCACAAGGTAACGATTGTATAGCTTGCGAAGGATAAAAAATGAAAAGAATATTAAGATTCACGGCAGAATGGTGCCGTCCATGTAAGTCATTGGCAGCCATCTTGGAAGAAGTCAAAGGTGAAACTGTAGTTGAAGTCATTGACATCGACAAATATTCAGACATTGCAGTTGAGTTTGGTATTAGGTCTGTACCAACTCTTGTAATGATGGATGAAAATATTGAAGTCAAGAGAATGACCGGTTTGAAAACAAAGAATGATTTGGAAAACTGGTTGGTGACATAATGAAACCGAAGATAGCTGTATTCGTACATCAACCGATGTGTTCTATACAATCTAACAATGGTATAATTGATGCGCTATCGGACTATTACAATTTTAAAATATTCACAAAACAGAAGTTAGAAAGTAACTTCTTTGATGATGTGGATATGCTATCATTTCCTGGTGGTTTTGGAAATTCAGATTCATTTGACTATCTTATGAAAGCCAACGGAACAAGAATTAAAGAGTTTGTTTCGGATGGAGGAAAATACCTTGGCATTTGCATGGGTGCATATTGGGCCGGAAGTCACTATTTTAATATGCTTGATGGTGTTGAACCTGTACAATATTATAAACGTCCAACATCCGACACAAAGAGGCCACACACAAAGAATATGCCTGTTGTTTGGAATGGAGAACCAATGAATATGTTCTTCAACGATGGTTGCGCTTTGGTAGGTGATAGTTCCAAATTTGAAACAATCGCTACATATGCAAACGGCGATCCTATGGCTATCGTTCAGAACAACATTGGACTAATTGGATGTCATCCTGAGAGTACAAAATTTTGGTATGATTCGTATACTTGGATGAATGGTAAATGGCACAACGGTGACCATCACAAATTATTATTGGATTTTGTAGATAACTTATACTTAAAAAAATAAAATGCAAAAGACATATAGAAGCATATTCATATCTGATGTACATTTAGGAACCAAAGATTGCCAAGCAGAAAAGTTGAATAACTTTTTAAAACATAATACCTGCGACACTCTTTATCTTGTGGGTGACATTATTGATGCATGGAGAATACAGCAGAACAAATGGCGTTGGAAACAAAGTCATACTAACGTAGTCCGTCGTGTTCTCGGCCACGCCAAACGCGGAACAAAAGTGATTTATGTTGCCGGCAACCATGATGAATTTTTGAGACCAATGATTCCATACGGATTCAGTTTTGGCCTTATTGAGATACACAATCAAATAGAACATATTGGTGCAGATGGTAAACATTATCTAGTTGTACATGGAGATTTGTTTGATGGAATTACCAGATTAGCTCCTTGGCTGGCATTTCTTGGTGATAGAGCATACGACTTTATCCTAAGTCTGAACTCAAAATTTAATTGGTTTAGGCACAAGTTCGGATTTGGATATTGGAGTTTAAGCCAGTATTTGAAACAACGTGTTAAAAAAGCTGTTGACTTTATGTTCAAGTTTGAGTATAATCTATCCAACTACTGTAAGAAACGTGGATACGATGGCATAATTTGTGGTCATATCCACAAAGCTGAAATTAAAGATATTAATGGTGTCGTATACATGAATGATGGTGATTGGGTTGAAAGCTGTACGGCATTGGTAGAACACCACGATGGCCGTTGGGAAATAATCACTTGGACAAAAGGATCGGATGATGTTGAGTAATAAACTAACAATCGTTATTCCTTGCAAAAATGAAGAAAACTATATTCCTTATCTGTTGACACACTTACACAATCAAATGATAGGTAACACCAGAATCATCATTGCAGACTGTTCAACAGATAATACCAGAGAAGTTATTCAAAAGATGAAAGGTCGATTGAATGTTGAGATTATTGATGGTGGTCCTGTATCAATTGCAAAGAACAGCGGCGCAAAACTAGTTACTACACCTTACATTTTGTTTATTGATGCCGATGTGCGTTTCTTCAATGACATGGTTATCCGTGATGCCGTTGATGAATTGGAATCAAACAACCTCGACCTTGTTGGATTAAATTTAAAATGTTACGACAATAACAGAACAACACAAATTGGTTTTATCATTTTTAACTTCATAAACAATATAATGAAGTACAAAGTGCCTTTTGCTGTTGGTGCATTCATGCTTACCCGCATCGATAAGTTTAAACAATTTGGCGGATTTCCCGAAAAGTGTGCAACAAGTGAAGATTTCTTCCTATCAAAGATGTATGATCCAAAGAAGTTTAAATTAGTTAATCACTATGTCGGACAAGATAGTAGAAGATTCCAAAAGATGGGTTACTTCGGTATGGCTCTATACCTAATTAAGAATTTTTGGAATAGAAATAACAAAGAATACTGGAATAAAAAAGAACATTCAAAATACTGGAATTAAAGAAAGAAAACAAATGATTAAAAAAACTAAGCAAGATGTTACACAAGAACGCACATACTTTAAACCTTTCAATTATGCATGGGCCTATGATGCATGGTTGAAACATGAACAATCACATTGGTTGCATACAGAAGTTCCAATGTCAGAAGATGTTAAGGATTGGAAAAACAAATTATCCAATGAAGAAAAGCAATTCTTAACACATATCTTTAGGTTCTTCACACAAGGTGATATTGACGTTGCTGGTGGTTATGTAAACAACTACTTGCCATACTTCCCACAACCTGAAATGCGTATGATGTTGTTAGGTTTTGCTGCTCGTGAAGCATTACACGTTGCGGCTTATTCACACCTAATCGAAACGCTTGGCCTACCAGAAACAACATACAATGAATTTTCAGAGTATGCTGAAATGCGTGAGAAACATGACTATGTAATCGACATTTCCAAACAGAATACAACTAAAGAAAATACTGCAACACACATTGCTGTATTCTCCGCATTCACCGAAGGTATGCAATTGTTTTCTTCATTCATTATGTTGTTGAATTTCCCACGACACGGTAAAATGAAAGGTATGGGTCAGATTGTTACTTGGTCTATCGTTGATGAAACTCAACATGCTGAAAACATGATTAAATTGTTTAGAACATACATAGGTGAGAATCCAGAAATCTGGAATGATGAACTAAAGTCTCGCATTTATACTATCGCAGAAAAGATGGTTGAACTTGAGGATAAGTTTATTGATTTAGCTTTCAANATGGGTGCTATGGAAGGTCTATCTGCGGAAGATGTTAAGAAGTACATTCGTTACATTGCTGACCGTAGATTGATTTCATTGAGTTTAAAAGGTATCTTTAAAGTTAAGAAAAACCCACTACCATGGGTTGAAGAAATGATTAATGCTCCAACGCATACAAACTTTTTTGAGAACAGAGCAACCGATTATGCAAAAGGTGCTTTGTCTGGAGATTGGGGTGATGTATGGGCAAACTAATAACAAAAATGGGAGATAAAAATGAAAAACAAGATAGTATCAGGAGAATGTCTAAGTTGTGAATCAACATATGAAGTTGAGTTTTATGAAGAATTGACTTCACAGGAAATGCCAGAGTTTTGTCCGTTTTGTGGTGAACCCATCGAAGAATTATCCGAAGAATATATAGAGGATGATGACTTAGATGAAGATGACTTAAAATGGGAATAAATTGGTTATACAAAGATTCAGACTTTAATGAAGAATTGATTGGAGATAGTTACGGGTTTGTGTACATTATAACAAACCTAGAAACAGGTAGAAAATATATTGGTAAGAAACTTTTCTACTTCTCCAAAACAAGACAAGTAAAAGGCAAGAAGAAAAAATTCAAAGTGGCCAGTGACTGGCCAACTTACTATGGAAGTAGTGAAGAATTACAAAAAGATGTTACACTCTATGGAGAAGATAAATTCAAAAGAGAGATATTGCATCTATGTAAATCAAAAGGTGAATGTAGTTATCTTGAAGCAAAAGAACAATTTGCACACAAAGTTATGGAGAGTGATGAATATTACAATAGCTGGATTATGGTTAGAGTAAGAAAATCACACATTAAGGATTATAATGCTAGACTACTTAAAGAAGTTTGAGAATGGAGATTATCATACGTTCATGTTTGTTCCAGGTGAAGAAGAACACCAACTGGAAATCCAAATTAGTGAACTGAAGGATGTTGGTGAAAAGATAGGCGGTAGCGTTTTAGGTGATTGTTATGATGTTATACTATTCAAAGAAACTGATGAAGGTGATATTGAAAAATTGGAAAGATTTGATGCAATCCTTTCTGCTCCGTTGGAATATATGTCAATGTTGATTCCTTTGGATTTTTATGGTATCATTTGTAAAAAAACAACAACATCTGGTACACTTATGAATGGAATATTTGACAAATTTCAAGAAGTGTGATATAGTTTAGTTTTATAACATATGGATTCATAATGATTCTCGTTGACCTGAACCAGGTTCTTTTAGCTGGCCTAATGGCCCAACTATCAAACCAAAAAGGAGTTAAGTTAGATGAAGACTTAATTCGTCACTTGGTCCTGAATATTCTTAGGATGCACCTAAAGACTTTCCGTAACGAATATGGTGAAGTTGTACTCTGTTGTGACAACCGCAAGTATTGGCGTAAGGAGTTCTTTCCATTCTACAAGGCAGGCCGTAAAGCAACCCGTGAAAAATCTGCACTTGATTGGCACCTGATTTTTGAATTGCTGGCCAAGCTCAAACAAGAGTTGAAAGAAAACTTTCCATACAAGGTTATTGATGTTGACGGAGCAGAAGCTGATGACATTATCGGCACACTTGCACCACGATACGCAGCACACCAAAAAGTATTGATTTTGTCCAGTGACGGAGACTTTCTCCAGTTGCAACAATATGGACCAAACATTAAACAATACAACCCAGCACAGAAGAAATTTATCAAATCGGAAAATCCTCTCATTGAACTAAAAGAGAAGATTATTCGTGGTGACAAAGGTGATGGCATTCCAAATATCTTTTCATCTTCTGACTGCTTTGTTAGGGGTATCCGACAAAAGAGTATTTCGGAAGATAAACTGAATAAACTGTTAAAAGAAGATATGGATAAAACCAGTGATTTGATTGACAGTAGTGCTTTGACGGGATTCTCACGCAATAAGACCTTAATTGACCTTACTTGCATACCTGTTGAAATCAAAGAGAAAATCATAAATACTTATGATGATTCTAAACCCGCATCTAAGCAAAAGATGTTTAACTACTTTATTCAGTATCGACTGAAAAATTTAATGGAAGTAATTGAGGACTTTTAATGAAAAACATATATGAAATTTTTGATGAATTTGAGGTTGCTACAACTAAACAACAACGAATGGATGTTATTGGTAAAAATCTGTCACAGGTATTAGTTGATGTGTTGAAAATGGGATTTCATCCGGAACCAAAATGGTACATCAATGAAATACCGGAAGGTTATGTTGTCAAAGATGTTCCAGCAGGAATGAGTTATGCTAGCCTTTCTACCGAAATGCGAAAACTGTATATGTTTCAAAAAGGCAATGAAACTGCTGATAAACTGACAGATAGGAAGCGTGAACAACTTTTGGTTGAATTGCTACAGAATTTGGAACCCCGTGAAGCTGAAGTTGTAATGGGTATTTTTAGAAAAGATTTTGGTGTAAAAGGACTTAATTATAAGTTCGTTAAAGAGGCTTTCCCGGCAATGTTGCCATAACAATAGGAGTTTTAGGTGTCAAAAGATGTAGAGAAGTTTCGCAAAGATAGAAACTACAACGATGATTATGGTTTTGAAAAAAACCAATATGATAAACGCAAAAAGCGAGACAAACAAAAAAGTTTTACTAGGCAATCCCAATATGACAAGTATGAAAATGATTGGGGTTCCGATAAAATGAAATTTAGACGTTAAGTGTTGTTTTAAAACAACAAAAAACTTGACAAATACTTGAAAGTTCTGTATAATGTGAATCTTGTACGGAAATATATTATGTTTATCCACTGTAAAGTTCCTAAATCTAAAAAACGGAAAGTGCCTAAGAACCAACAGGCACAGTATGAGGAATGGCTCAAATCCATTGAAGAAATGAAGCCAAAGTCATTGAGTAAATACTCCAAATCAATGGAAGTTAAAACTCCTGTTGTGACTAGTGTTTATGTTCGTGAAACCTCTAAATTTAAGTCTTTAGATACAGGACCAGGTAATGCAACCAAAGCACCAGCAAAGATTTACACTGGAACTATGGTCAAAGGCATTGCAACAATGCATAAATCTAATGCCGTACCTGTTTTTACTGATGAACAAGCAAAAGACATTTCAAGTATGAGGCGTTAACATGAAAAAACTCAATTTTACACTAAAACTAGCACGTCCGCACTGCCGGACTCCCATTAAACCCGTGCAAAAGCACAAAATTGTGTCAGAGCACGGCCGGAAAGTCAAACATCCGCAGAAACTGTCACGTTTACTTCTCGGAGAGCAATAAAAATGACTGAAAATACGGAAATTGACAATAAAAAACCAAAATTTACTGCGGAGTCACTAAATGAACTCAATCAAGCAGTACGCCGTTGGGCTGTTATGACACAATTTGAACAGGATCAAGAAAATTATGAGCAATTACGAAAACATACCAGTTGAAAATTCTTGGATTTCATACATTCAAGATGCGGAAGACGGTTCCGGTGATGGAATTCTGACTTTTCCACCAGAATTAATAGAAAAAATGGGTTGGAAAGAAGGAACAACTCTACACTTAGAGGTGACTGAAGAAGGCACACTAATTATTACTGACAAAAGCTTGACAAATACAGAAAATAGTGTATAATATATACATTATCTTTAGGAAATACCATGGAACTAATCGAATCCAAGTCAATTCTAGCCAAACTAATGGCAACAGAAAACCTTCACATTGAACAACGCAAGGTCCAAACGGCATCCTTTGATGTTAAGAATCGTATTCTAACCATTCCTATTCTAGAAAACGGAATCTCAACTTATCTGTATGACCTATTCATGGGTCACGAAGTCGGTCATGCACTTTATACACCAGAAGATGGTATGAAAAAGGCCTATGACCTAAAATACTCCATGAGTGTTATGAATGTACTGGAAGATTCCCGTATTGAACGTAAAATCAAAAACAAATATCCTGGCATTCGNCAGTCTTTCATTCGTGCTTATAAAGAATTGCTNGACCAAGATTTCTTTGGCACCGCCGGNAAAGACCTGAATGAACTAAATTTCATCGACCGTATTAACCTTTACTGCAAAGGTGGTGCATCTATTGGCATCAAATTCAATGATATTGAAACCGAACTTCTGGAAGAAATCGAAAACACACAAACTTATGATGATGTGATTGAAGTTTATAAAAAAGTTTCTGATTACATGAAAAGTCAAGAAGAAGAACAAGAAGGAGAAAGTGGAACTGAAAAGGGTCAAGTTGATTTATCCGATGAAGAAATGGATGAAATGCTTGAAGAAATTCTTGGTGAAGAATCCAATGAACAACCAGAAGAAGATGGAAAAGGTAAAACATCAGCTGAAGAAGAACTCGGCGGCAATGAAGGTCCAACAAATTCAAAACCACAAAGTGGTGGTTCTGAAGGTACCGATGACCAATCCGGTAAAAACCAAGGAGGCGGACAAGGTGGCCGTAAATCTAAACAAGTTGAAGAACCCGTTTCTGAAACAGATGAAGCTTACCGTAAAAACGAAAGACGAATGTTTTCTTCTAGTTCCTTGGAATATGGATATGGCAATGTACCAAATCTGAACACTGATAAGATTATTGTTGACCACAAAACAGTTTGGACTCGTTATGAAGACGATGTTACTGCAAAATACAAAGAAATGGGCAGTAAAAAATCTGAATGGAAAGAATTCTTAGTAAAAGAAAAAGAAGAATTTCTTAAATTCCGTGAAGAATCTAAGAAAGTGGTTTCCTATCTTGTAAAAGAATTTGAACTGCGTAAAAATGCTGAACAGATGAAACGTGCTAGCATTTCCAAAACTGGCGAATTGAATATGAATAAGATTTTCTCTTACAAATTCAATGAAGATATTTTCAAGAAGATTACTGTTGTGCCTGGTGGTAAATCACACGGTCTGGTTATGTTCATTGATTGGTCTGGTTCTATGTCAGATAACATTGGAAACACCGTAAAGCAATTGCTGAACCTTGTGATGTTTTGCAAGAAGATTAATATTCCTTATGAAGTGTATGCTTTCAGTACNGAATATGAAGACATTGAAAAAGGTTGGCAACACCAAAACANTCTGAAACGTGGAGATATGTGTCTTTCTGATTTTAGATTGTTGAATATTCTGTCTAATAGAATGAGTGCAGTCGATTTCAGTAAAGCTGCTGGTGCTCTTTTGAAATATGAAGAACTGGGTCGTTGGACTATGCCCGAATGGTTTAAACTTGGTGGAACTCCATTGAATGAATCTATCGTTGCTGCAATGAACATTGTTCCTAAATTCAAAAAAGATAACCGACTGCAAGTTGTCAATACTGTGTTTTTGACNGATGGTGAAGGAAANAAATGGACTGCTGTTGCTGATGGTTACGGCCGTTATTTGTGGTCAGCACAAGGATATNGTAGCAAAAACCAAAGATTGGTTATNCGTGATCCTGTTACAAAATATGAAGTAGTNGTTTCNACTATGACCGATAATGAACTGACTTCAGCTTACATTAAACTTTTGAAGGTTCGTACAGGTTGTAATATCATTGGTTTCTATGTTCTTCCTAGTCGGAATTTTAGTTATGTTGCTTCAAAGTACATGCCAGACCTCGACTCTGTTCATGCGGAAAAAATGAAGAAAGATTTTCGCAATAATAAATTCCAAGTTATCACTAACGGTGGTTTCGATGAATATTATTTGCTTCGTTCTGAAAGCCTAGATACTGATGAAGAATCTGAATTTGAAGTGGAAGAAACCGCAACTTTGAGAAAGATTGCTTCCGAATTTAACAAGTTCAGTTCTTCAAGGAAAAGTAGCCGTGTTGTTCTGAACCGCTTTATTGATTTGATTGCATAAGGAGTTNGTATGTTTGATTTGTGTTATACNGCACAAGTGGATAATAAGAAAAGTGAAGTCCGCAAGGATGGAATGGGTGTTTACACTATTGCTTTCTATATGAACGATATGTTTTCACACTCCACACAAAGTCATGTAAAGGAAGAAGCTGAGAAGTTGGCTGATTCTTTTGTTGGTAATAGCCGCCCTACATTCCTATCAGAATGAGAGTATTAATTACTGGTTCAAATGGGTATATCGGTAAGCATCTGTGTAGAATGCTTACCGAGACTCGACCTGATATTGAAATATATCGATTGGACTATAATGATCCTGCATGGAATAAGAGTATTGATATTCGTAATCCCAATGACATTCACAAAGCTTTCTTTTATGTGTTCTTTGATGCTGTGATTCATCTTGCAGCACTTGTCCGTGTTGGTGAATCGGTTGAAAGGCCTAGTGATTATTGCAAAACAAATGTTAATGGCACAATCAATGTACTTGAGAATTTGGAATTTAAAAACTTCATTTTCGCATCTACCGGTGCTGCAAGTGATCCAACAAGTCCTTATGCTTACACCAAGTTGATGGCTGAACATATCATTACTGAATATATGGGAGAAAAAGATTACACCATATTTCGTTTCTATAATGTTATTGGGTCTGGAGGCTATCCTGCAACGAATCCAGATGGTCTATTCCACAATCTGACTAACGCTATACAAACTAG